TGTTCTCAACTCCAAGACTATCTTGAAGCTGCTTAAGAACATTGTTCAAGTCTTCACTGAGCATTCCATTAGCTGCAGTAGTAGCAACCATATCGGAAATCATGTCATAAAGACTTGTTCTCATATGGTCTACGTCTCTTTTAGAAAGACCAGACTGGGTATTCTTTATTTCATTGTTAAGAGTTCCAATATTGGAGACCATTCCATTAATATCAACAGATTCCTTTGCTTTATCAAAGGAATCCTTAGTAGAAGAGATTAAATTCTCTCTTACTGCTCTATGGTCTTCTTTAAGAGTATCTCCATTATGATAGGCAGTTTTGTCATAGTCTTCGCCATACTGCTGTCTAATGCGGTCATAGTTAGCTTGCTTAATGTAGTGCCTAACTGCCTGACCACCACCTACAGGACCAGACATTAAACCACCACCAAGAGCACCTAGCATAAAGTTGCTAATGTTGGATGGATCTGCAGCTGCTTCTGCAAGAGACTTGTCTTCAGCATTCATCTGGGAAGCAATGTTCTGCACTACTTCCTGACTGCCTTCTACACCCATCTCTTTAGCTACTTCTCCTGCAGCTCTAAGAGGAGTATATCTAGCAGTCCTAAGCACATTGCTGTTGCCTACTAATATCTTGTCAGACAAGGCATCCATTATAGCAGCAGGAAGCTGTCTAAGATAGGCTTTAGCCATTTCACTAGCATTCATGGAACGTCCATGGTTCTTTCTAAATTCCATGAAGTCCATGCCTATGTTGGCTAGCAAATCAGTAGCAGTAGCTGCACCAAATGAAGCTGCACCAGCACCGCCTGTAGCTATAGTAGCTGCAATACCGGGAGCCATGTTGCCTAGCTGTTCAGCTACAAACATACTTACCTGAGTAGGATGCTTAATAAACTCCCATAAACCACCTGCAATGTCTCCTTCTTCAAACTTAGAGGAAACATTTTGCATGTAGGTATTATACTCATCACGTCTCTTGGCTGTCTTGCCTACAGTAATATCAGCTGCTTCTCTATCTGCATACTTTCGTAAATCAAAACCGGGTCTTAATTGTGAAGAACCACCAAGAGTATCATTTATAGCTACTGCCATGCTGCCAACAGTGCTAAGAGCAGAACCTCCTAATTGCTTTAATGCTCCTACAGCAAAATTATCAGGAGTCTCCATAGTCTTATTTTCTTCAAAGATTCTCTTTGCAGCAGCTAAGTCATCAACATATCCATTTTCAGGATTAATTTCATCCCTATAGAACTCACCTAAGCGTTGAGCTGTTAATGCTCTTCTAGCATTACCAGCAGTTCTCATGGATTTAAATAAGCTAAACCCAGTATTTACGTTAGGATCTAAGCTACTTAAGTAGCCAATATCTTCACCAGTATATGGATTAAGAATAGTAGTAAGCTTACGTTTTGAAGAAGTGCTATCTTCTCCTTCAAAACGAGCATATACTTCTAGACCATCAGCATTTATCTCAGAATATACTTTAGAAGGATCATATTGCTCAGATTTATATCCATCTTTAGAAGATATCTTTTTAATGAATTCATTCTGAGCATAATGATCATAGTTAGTGTAATCAAATTCTGTAAGTTGATCTACAGGCTTACCAGTAGCTCTAGCAACAGCTTCTGGCTGAGTACGGGACTTATAACGAGATCTTTGTACACTTCCTAACAAGTCAGGAGCATCAATATAGGTTGAACTGCTAGAGCTAAGACGAAACTCATGTGTATTACCATCTTTATCTACAATCCAGCCAGAGTCTCCATCAGGTGACCTCTTAATACGCATTCTTTGGAAACCATCTAGACCATGATACTTGTCTACAGTGTTTCCTTCCAATAATTGCAGTTTCTGCTCTACTGTAAACTTTGATTCTAAACGCTTGCGTTCTACTGGAGAAGGTATGCTGCTTAGTCTATCTCGTGTAGTTTGCAAAGCAAGATCGTTCATCAACTGTGAACGCTGTCTTCTCCTTTCTTCTATAGCAGCAGCCTCAGCATCTTCTTCTGGAGCAGCAGGAGCTTGAATTATAGGCTGCTGATCTTGGACAGATGTATCTGACTGATTTCTTAATTGTGTAAAGAAGTCATCTATTTTAGACATATAAACTCCTAATAGTTATATAGCTCCACCCTTTTCTAAGATTTCAGCAAAATCTAAGAAAGCATTTTTAAAATCTTCATGGGTAGAAGATGTTTTATCTGCAACATCATAGAAAAATCTTCTGACTTGATCTGGACGTTTGAATACACGATCTTCAGCTTCACGATTCCATGTACCCATCATTGCATAAATATAAGCTGTAGAAGCTATCTTTAAATCTCTATTAGTAAATTTACCTTTACCTTTTAGATATAAATATCTAGCTACAACAGGATTACTAAATGGATCATTTAGTATTTTCTTAGTATCAGCTCTAGTAATATGATCTAGTTTTGATAATCCAGTTAGACTATCTAAATCTTTACTAGTTACTGTACCGGGAGCTCTTAACCCTTGTCTCTTTTCTATAGCAGTTCTTTCTTCATTAAGAGACTTTTCAGCTTCTCTTCTATTCTTGTATATTTCCTTATCAGTGCCACCAAGCATTTTATAAGCTTTAGCTGTTAAAATATCAGAATAACGATTATCACCAGTATCTACATTTATATCAAAAGAATCCTGTAAAACTTCTCCTACAGCCTTAAAATATGTACCCATTCTTTTATTTTTATATTCTGGTCTATTAGCTAAATAGTAACATAATTTCATAAGGTTATATCTATCCTGTTTACTTTTTTCAACAATAGACCTACCAACATAATTAGCTATATTAGCGTTAGTTGTTTTATGGTCAACATTACCATGAGAATCTCTTTTAATTAAATTAAGTTCTAGATCTTCTAAGAATCCAGATCCTACAGGAGAACTTATTAACTGTTTAGCTACTGTAGGAGTAGCATTCATAAGTTTAGATGAATCAGCATTAAATATATCTGCATCAGAAGGCATAACAGTAGGATCATAATTTATTGCAGTAGTACCAGATCGTACTCCTGTTACACTTCCACCCTTTGTTTCAATTTCATATAGAGTATCAGCCATTTTCTTAGCATTAGTTCCAACTTCTCTTAAATCTTTTTCAGTAGGTTCTCCTGCTTGCACTAGCTGAGCTTCTTTAGCAGGAAGATCAGAACTTGAAGAAGAGTTAGCAGGTCTGGTTAATACACTGCTTGGTGTTTCTTCCTTAGAAGGAAATGCTAATCTATCTAGTTCTTTTCTCAAATCATTAGCACTTCTTCCAGAACCATTCTTTGAAAGCTGTTCTAACTGCTCTTGTCTTGAAAGCTGAGAGAAATCATTTATTTGCTGATTTACACCAGCAACAGAACCAGAAGAAACATCACGTCCATCAATTCTATAAGTTCTATTATTTTCTAATAAACCATTGTTTTCTAAGAAATGAGCTCTATCCTGTCTTAATTGATCTTCATCCATCGGTGTATATACAGGAAGAGCAGTAATAGGACTTATTCTAGTAGTTTCTGTTCCTGAAGTAGGTACACCAAAATCAGGCATCCTAGGAGCTTGAGAAGAAGCATAATCAGCTATTTCAGAATCAATCTTTGCTTTTTGGTCTTCTTTAGATAATGCATTAGATAATGCAGGAGTATTAGTCTCAAAAGGAATAGAAACATCTGTACGAGGTTTATCCATGAAAGAAGAACGTAATTCAAAATCAGGTAGCTTTTGACGAGAAGGAGTAAAGTCTAAAGCTCTATTAGCCTCTATTTTTGACTGTTCTTCTGATAATGCAGGACTATCAGTTTTAAAAGGAATAGAGACATCAGTAGAAGGCTTGCTTGTAAATGAAGGTGAATCTTCACCCATAAGTGCAGCTGCTCTTCTAGCAAAAGTATCTTTTGAAAAAAGAGGACCAACTGAAACATCAGAAGGTTTAGAAGCATTAGAATCTGCTAAAACAGTAGAATCACTACCACCAGCATTACTGCCTTTATTTTCATTAGCAGAAACAGAAGGTTTCTGAACAGTAACAGAAGGCTGAGAAGTACCTTGAGATGGTTTTTGAGTATTACCTGTAGAAGCAGACTTTTCTTCGTTACTTAGATTTCCCCATAAATTTTGTATATTAGATAAAAGAGCTCCTTCTGCAGAAAACTTACCAGATTTTCTGCCTCCTCCACTTCTTCCACCACCTCCACCTCCTCCACCAGAGGAACGGAGATTAGCTATTCTCCACTGCATGTCTAGCTTCTTTTGTTCCATAGACATGTCATCAGCATGCTTTAATCTATCAAAATCTAGTCTTTCAGAATGCTGCTTATAGTCCTGAGCAAGAGATCTATCTTTATAGTCCATCTCTTCTCTGTGATGCTGCTTCTCCATTTCTCTCTGAAGATTCTTCTGCTCTTCATCAATAATGGACTGCCTCATAGTATTAAAGGTACTAGCCATACCTTGAAATGCATTAGCTGCAGAATTTAGAGCACTTGTCCCAGCATTGGAATCATACTGAGGAGTAGCCATCATTCTATCATATATAGATCCTGCCATCTTAAATCACCTTATACATAGCTCTTATAACTTTTATTTATTCTGTCATATTCAGCATCAGCTACTCGATTCTGTTCATCCTGATTAAAGGATCTAGCTAAGCCGTTATGCATTGCATAGTTGGTAGCAGAAGCATTTCTGCCTTGATTGGCAAGAGAAGTTTTATTGGCATCAAACTGGGTACGAAATGCATCTACAGAATTTTGCAGCTGTTCTTTAGCAAGCTGCAGTCCCTTGAAACCTGTATATGCCTGCATAAGGCCACCTAGAGCACTGAGACCTTGAAAGGCAGTAGGAAGAATGCCTGACTTGCCAAACCAGCTATTGCCACCTAGTCCCATGTCATTTCTAGTAAAGTTAGTTCCATCCCAAGATACATTAGGAGTGCCTAGTACACCGCTTTGAGTTGAACCTGAAGCACTAGGGTTTAACCAAGGATATTCAAATTCATCATCTAATGGACCATATTGCTGAGCCATATTTATCTCCTGCTAAAAAGCTAAATCAAATTTAGAATCATAGTCATACAGCTGACTATACTGATCATATACATAGTCAACTGGAGAAATATTTTTTGCTAAGAAGAAATAACTATCTACGCTTATATTGGATAGTCCTGCCATCCTAGTGACACTTTGCAGCTGCACTATATCTTCAGTCTCCATGCCAGTATCTAGTGCAGCTTTCTTCTCTTTCATCTCCTGCATGCTACGCTCTGCTCCTTGCTGGAATTCATTGTAATCCTGTTGCAGAGCCTTCATCTGGTCTCCTACATACATTTCAGCTATTTTGCAAGGAATCTCTACTAGCTGTATAACAGAAGAGAAATCAAAGTTGTCAAACCCTCCTCCTGCATACATTGCAGCTACCATAGCTGCTGCAGTAAGAGCCATCTTAAGCATAGGATCCTTAACAAATGTCTGAATAAGATGAATAGCTAAAGTAAGAGCTACAGCTATGACTATCATCTTCAATACTGCCATAAGTACAGCAGTAAGAGTAAGAGATGTAGAAGGACCAGACCACCAAGTAAATATCTGCACAATGACAATAATGCAGATGCCTATAATCTTAATGAATGTAGCAAATTCAGGAGTCTGATAGAATTCTAGATGCTGAGTTTTCTTGGCAAAGAACATCATGTAGAAGGCTTCACTTACAAGCTTGTTCTTGTCATATAGATTAAGCTGTTCCAGAGACTTGACAGCTAACGGCATAAAGAATCCTGATTCAGATACCTTGCTTACAGAAACAAGTCCTTGATCTACTTCATCAGTAAATGCAAGAGAATGCATGTCTCTAAGAACTATCCTACGATATTCAGACATAGCTATCTGATAATCTAATGTAAGAGAATCAATAGTTACTGTATCACTTAGATATACTCTGCTTAATTCAGTGCTATTGTCATTTACATCAAGATTTATAGAGGAATATGAAGATCCACTGTTATTATCATCACCACTGTAATAGTCGTATGTAGATACTGGATCTACCCTATAAACAGGTAAAGAAGCTAGTTCTTCAAGAAGACCAATTTCTCCTCCACCAGAAGAATCTACACCATTAAGAGCATCGCTTATAGCCTTTCCAGTAACTTTTTCTTCTACCTGTACATCATACTGGCTATAATGATAGATGTATCTTTTTCTCTGATTATAGCTGCTATAGTAGTAATCAGAATCTGAGTAGTAGTTTTCAGTTCGTACAAGCCTGTCTATCTTTTTAACTTTTACTTTAGATAGTTTAACAGTACCCATATCCATTACTACATCGTAAAGATTACATACTTTTCCCTGCTTTCTTACAGGAGGTACTCCTCCCCAATATACGCCTCCTCTAAAAGGATCTTCAGAGAAAGTAACATAGTAGGTTTGTCCAGCTTGAACGCATGGAAGACATCTATATACATAGTCTACAGTCTCATAAAGAAGTCTTCCTACACATTGCCTAGAGAAATCATTTCCCTGTGGATCTTCATCATGGTCATCCATAGTCTGCTTAGGGCTAATGCCTACTACAAAGAATACATCATAGACATCATTGATAGAATCATTCTTTCTATATTCATCTATAAGTTTGTCTATGGGTATTCCTATCTGCTGAAGCATTTCCTTTGACTGAGCATATCTGCCCGGTCTTCTAAAGCTTGCAGTACAGTCATTATTATTCTCTGCATCTCTTACATCTACTTTAGAATTCCTTAATGCTACTATAGGAAAAAGATCTATAGCCTGTTCTATGCGCTTATCAGGATTGCTAAGATTGTATCTAGGATCTGTAATTGAGCATAGCCATAGCTTATTGCCATCGCTTGTACCTACTTCAGCATACGTTACTTGATAAAAGTTAACATGCTGAGGAGGATCAATATCTAAAGTAATGTTAGGATTGCTAGGATGCTCTTCAGTTTCAGATACAGTAACTACAGTTTCTGAATTTTCTTCTGAATCTTTAGGAATATTTGAAACAGCAGTAGATATAGTAGATGAAGTAAAGCTTATTATTTCATAGCCTTCAGTATACTTGGTAGTTTCTCTTTTAATTACAGTAGTCTTTTTATCATAAATACTATCTAAAGGTTCTATGGTAACTATGGTTCTGTCAACTACGACTATTCTAATAGAAGATACAGCTGTAAGATAAGCTACTATCTTGTTTCTATCCATATCATAGACAGCATTTACTACTTCATAAACTATATCATTGATAATAACAGTATTAGAAGCATACTTATAACCATTATGCTCCTGCAGATACCATTGAGCCCATACATAGTTACTTGGTATGCCGTAGTCTATGGAATCTATGTAGACCTTGCTTAATCCTAGATCATCTTTAAGAGCATTCACTACTACTTTGGCATCTATACCTGAAGAACCAATGTGGCCTTCAGGTAGATGATCCATAAAATTAGACTGTGCATAGTAGAAATACTTGTCATACTGATTCTGTCCAGTATAGGAATATCCCCAGTACATGTCAGGAAGATCAGAATCATTTCTAGCTTTTTCAGAAATCAGTCTAACTCTGGTATCTGGAAATTCACTCTTGTGAAATACCTTCACTAAACTGGCAGAACCGTTGGTTATATCTCTATCTACAATACCTAGCAGATAGCAAATAGGTCTAAGAGGCTCAAATAATAGAGCCATAAAGTTAAGAGTAAACAGAGCTTTAACTATGTTTACTACAGAAGTAATAATAGCACTAAAGAAGCCTATTACACCGCTTATAAATCCACCCATTAGATTTCCTCTATGCCTTCATTGATAAAGTATTTTTCTACCATTTTTAAATTAGGAGTAGTGTAGATAGGGATAATAAGAGGATCTTCACTGTTATAGAATCTCTTGGCATTGTCTTCAGACATTAGAAACTTAAAAGGCAATACCTTTCTTTGATGAGGCATATAGTAGATAGTCTCGCAATCAGTATGGTACATAAGATAGTGAGCCATCATGGCAAATACTCTTTTGTTCTGAAACCATAGATGATGAGCATTCATTTCATGCTTGCCATGAGGCATGAAGTACATCTGTCCTTGGCTGTTTCCTTCATTATCTTTTATTTGCCAAGCAGTATTATTGTCTATGCACTTTTCTAGCAGCTTAGTTTGAAATTTTACTCCGGCATCAGTATGTTCATAATAAACAAGTACCCTCTCTAAATGAGAGGGTACTTCTTCTTTTGAACATCCCTCTACCGAGTATTCATGTCCTCGATACAGGTATTTAATCATATATGCTCCTATTCTAGTCTAGGATGGTTCAATCCAGAGATTGCATTGCCTCCCTCATTGTCTGCAGACTGAGATACAGTGTCAGGCAAGTCAAATTCTCTCTTCATGTATGCACGGTAGATTGCATTGATGCCGTCTACTGTAACAGGTTCAGGCAATGCACCGCTAAAGGCATCCTTAGCTACAGAATATACGACAGTAAAGCCATCTATCATGATCTTCAGCATCTTTTCCTTGAAGTTTTCATCAAAGCCTTCAATCTGTCTCATATAGAGCTTAGCCTTAGCTTTTTCAGTTTCAATCTGCTGAGTTTGAGTCTTTACCTGTTCTCTCAAGAGCTTAACCTGCTCTATCATAAGCTGAATTCTCTGAGCTTCAGTTTCAGCCTGAGCAAGCAGGTATGCAGTCTGTGCTTCAACATTTGCAGGCTTCTTGGATTCAGTGACAGACTGTGCAGTAACAAGAGCAGTCTGAGCCTGAACATTGGCAGGTTTCTTTTCTTCAGTTTCAGTCTGAGCTTCAGTAAGCTCCGTCTGAGCTTCTACCTGTCCTGTCTGTGCAATAATGTGATCTGTCTGTGCCTGTACGTTGGCAGGCTTCTTCTGTTCAGTAACTGTCTGCGCTTCTACGTTGGCAGTTTGAGCTTCTACATGTTCAGTTTGAGCTTCTACGTTTGCAGGCTTCTTAGACTCTGTAACGGTTTGAGCTTCAGTCAAATCTGTTTGTGCATTAACATGGTTAGTCTGGGCTTCTACATTGTCAGGCTTTTTAAGCTCTGTAGCAGTCTGAGCATTGGTAAGACCAATAACTGCAGTAACTCTGTCAATTTCCTTAACCTGTACAGCAGTCTGTGCAGTAATAAGCTTAATCTCTGCAGCAAGCTTGTTAAGCTGTCCAGCATACACCTGAGCTTGGTTCTTCTGAGCCTCGCCTTGAGCCTGTACAAGATAAAGCTGTGCCTTAGCCATAGGAATGGCATACTTGGCTTCTATATAGGCTTTAAGAGCCTGTGCCTTGGCTAAATGTGCCTGACTGAGAGCCTGTACAGCCTGTGCAGCTGCCTGAGCTTTTGCTACCCATGCATTGGTAAGAATTTGAAGAGTAGCTTTATAGATATCAACGTAAGCAGTAGCATACTCTTCTCCATGAATTCTTCCTGCTTCAAACTGTGCAATAAGATGAGTTGATGCAGTTTCCATCAAGTCATCGAACATGCCGTCACCAGTTACATCGAACGTAGTGGAATCCATGTATACGTTCTTTGTAAATTCGGTAATGTCTATCTTAGACAGCTTTTCTATATCTGGAATCTGAAAATTCAGATCAAGCATATCATCAGGAAGCAGATCGCTGTCTACGTCATACTTGTCTGAAATGTATTCTTTATCTACATGTACGTTGGACGTTACCTTGCCGGTAGCATCCTCTTCATACTGGGATACAAGTTCAGAATCTACTACTTCTTTGATTGATTTCTGACCTTCTTCGATATCGTTACTCATAAAGAGTATCTCCATTCAGACCTTCAGCTAACTGCTTCTGTCTAATAGCTTCAAATTCTTCTTCAGTAAGGGGAGGAAGATATTCAACGGTATATTCAGGCATAAGCTTGGTAGTAGTTATCTGATTGCCGTTTACTCTTTTCTTCTCAAACTTCTGGAACTGCTTTTCTTCAATCATGTTGAGAAGCATCCTAGGTACATGCCATGCAACGCCAAATGGAACTGCCTTCTTAATCTCTGCTACCTTGTCGTTTCTTACACAGAAGATTTCAGAAGTATAGTTAGTCTTGTTTGGATTGTTGCATGTGATTCTTACACGAACAAGCTTGTTGGCATCTTCCAATGCCTTAGCCTTCTGCTCCTTCTCGTAGCTTTCAAGAATGTCAAGTGCAGATGGCTTAGACGTGCTGGTCTCAGTATTAGTCGTTTCTTCTTTTGCCATGTCTTCTTCCTCTTATAAAGAAGGGGAGGAGCGTATACCCCTCCCCTATGGTTTAGTCAGATTTGTATAGGGTTATGGATAATGAACTAGTAAGGAGCAGCTACCTGAATGCAGGCAATCCATTCAGGACGAAGAACCATACTGCCATACCACCACTGGATGGAATAGAAGCCAGTCTTGCCATAAGGATCATTGTAGGTAGCCATAGCTTCACCGGGAGCCTTATGAAGGATCTTGAACTTGGAACCCTGACCACTGGTCTGGAAGCCAATGGTAGTGAAAGAACCAGAACCTACGATAAGAATTGGGAATACGTCATACTTGCCGCCAGTAGCTCTATAGCCGGGGTTAGTAGTGACTGCAGCACCAGCACCCTCCCAGTGCATCATGTTGGGGTTCTCAATGAAGCGGAAGTTGCCAATAGCACCAATCTCACCATTAGCAATGGTGCCTGCAGCAGCATACTGCTGAACAGGAATGAATGCAGGACCACCAAAGCCGTTGCCAAGCTTCATAAGTTCAGGCTTAAGCTCGGAACCAATGAAGGCATATCTGGCAGCACCAACAACCTTGGTATCAATCATTCTGGAGCCGGTGATGATCTTGGTGTCCTTGGGACACATATTCTCATTGAGAATGGCATCTACCTTGTAAAGGATGTCAAGAGACAGCTTGGAATCAGTACCAGTTTCAGGGGAGATGTCAGCTCTCTTGGTAGCAGTGCCACCATAGTAGACAACACCTGCACCATTGATGAGATCCATTTGAATCATGTCTTCGTTCATCTGGTTCATGGCTCTAGTAGTCTCACGGGTAATGTGGGACATAAGCTCAGCATCAGTATCGAAGTCAAGAGATTCCTGAGTGTACTCGTCAAAGAAACCGAAGTTGTTGATAGTGCCTTCCAAAGTTACACGGCTAAAGCCAACTCTGTTGACTCTGCCACCATCTTCAGAAAGAGTGGGAAGCTTGGAAGGAATAGTACCGATATCTCTGCTGGAACCATAGAGGTTGCCGGGATTAACCTTGGAAAGAGTAGATTCAGTAAAAGTGATGTCTGCAGCAAGATCAGCCTGAACATTAGCCCAAGTAGTGGAGCTAGTAATTCTAGCTTCAGTAGCCCACTTGATAGCCTTGTTCTGAGCATCAGCAGCAGAAACGGTAGAGGTAAACTTCTTTACAAGACGACCAGCATTCTTCTTGCCTGCAGCAACTACAGCAGTAATGTAGTAGACAGTACCGGTAGATGAACCTGCAGCATTGATGCCTTGGTCGTTAATGTTCCTATCATCCAAGAGAGGAAGATAGTGATAGAGCTTAATGGTCTTGCCAAAATGCTTGGGCATTGTAGTAGTGTCGGCAAGCTGACCAAAGAAGGTCTCCTTCTGGAGTTCAATAAGGGACTTTCTCTGCCAATAGAAATCATTAAGCTGAGGATACATAGTGCTTACTGGAGCACTGTTGCCATTGTTATATTTCATTCCGTCAAAGGGCATAGTCTATTCTCCTAAATAATGTCTTTAATTGATAACTTTTCGAACTCTTCGTCAGAAAGAGAGAATAGATCTTCCATAGTCATCTGGCTCTTCTTGCTGGACTTAGCTTTAGTCCTAGTAGGAGCAGCCTTGGATTTGTCTGGGACAGGTTTGCTTTGTCTTGGAGCTGCAGACTTAGGAGCTTGAGGCTTAGCCATGCCTTGCTGCTGTTGCTGCTGTGCTACCAGCTTTGTAACCACGTCAATGTAGGCATCAATATCGGAAACTCCTTTATATCTGCCAAACATCTTCTCGCTTTCCACAATCTTCTGTACACCGTCAAATCTGCCCATTTGAATCTCTTCATGCAGACCTCTGATAAGAGCAGGATTCTGCAGGAGTTGTTCCTTGCTCTTTGCATCCCAAGTATCCTTGAGAATCTCATTAATCCTTGGAAGAGAATCATGTGCATCCTGAAGTGCATCAGAAAATTCTACGTCTTCATCGGAAGCTAGGTTTGCATTTGGACGATAGTTTGTATCCTCCAAATCCACGTCCATAGGGTCAATCTCATTTCTCTTTAGCAGAGTCTTGATAGCTTCCTTATCTCCCCTATGCACGTCTATAAGAAAATTAAGCTCCTCTTCATTAATGCCTGCTTTATTGAGAGATTCTACTGCTCTCTTCATTGGAGCCATCAGCTGCATCTTCTTGGTGTAGTTGGCACCCATCTGCATAAGGCTCACAATGTCTTCCATTGAACGTGGAGCTATTTCCTTTCCGTTAGCCTTGAAAGGCTTGAATAAGCTTTCATAGGCTGCTTTATAGTCGAATGAAGGAGTCTTGTCAGATTCCTCTACTTCAGGAGCATCTTCAACCTTCTCCTTCTGCCTAGGTTCAGCTTTAGGTTCTTCCTTAGGCTCTTTCTGAGAAGCAATAATCTTCTCTTCATTAGCCATGTACTGAGAGAATTCTTCATCAGACATTGATTCAAAGTCAATCTCCTCAGATTTTTCTTCTTCAGAACTTTCCTGCTGTTCCTCTTCTTCAGAAGATTCAGCTTCTTCTACCTCTTCAGAGTCATCAAATTGCTCTTCTTCGTCAAGAGTCTGATCTTCCTTTTCGGTATCGTCTGCCATGCTCTACTCCTACTGAACTGTTTCCACTGCAGGCTCTTCAGAACTAGTTTCAGCTTCATGAAGATCATGAAGAGTTTTGTCTGCCTGTTCTGCAATGTTAAATACATTTCTGCAATACTCTGTAAATCTGCCAATGCCTACCATGCATTCATGAAGCTCTTCACGATATGCAGCCTTCTTGTCTGAAGCATTAAAGTTAGCTTCACCTAGAAGACCTACAAGCCTAGTAGCTTCATCCTTACGGTAGCCTTCAAGAAACACCTTCTTGAAATCTGCATTGTCATAGAGATTCCTAAGAGCCTTAGCCATTTCAATACGCTTGTTGCACTCCTTGCGAATCTCGTTAGCCTGTTCGGGAGTAATGGAAATCTGTTCAGTCTTGGTTTCTTCTGACATAAAATTCTCCTTGTGTCTTCGATTCAGCTTTCGCTGTTAATCGTAAATTAAAATTATGTCAACCTATTTGGATTGACTTGGTTTCTGACTTTGCTTTCTTAAGTCGTAATGACCTTTAAGCATAGTCTGTTCCTGTGCATTTTGAGCATCCATCTGCTTGTCCTGCAGCTGATTAGCTCTATTAACTCCTGTAGCCTCATTGACATAATCAAGATCAATTCTATCAGCTTCACTGACAGTCTTTCTAGACTTGGCACGTTCAGAATCAGTCTTAGCTCTCTTAAGGTCAATGTCAGCCTCATTCTCGTAAGCCTTAGCCTGTTCATTGGCAATCTGAGCTTCAAGCAGCTGACATTCAAGCTGTGCCTTCTGCTGCATAAGAGGATCAGGCTGAGGAGTATAATCCATTATCATTTTAGCTAAATCAGGAAGCTTCCTAAGTTCAGCTATTTTGCACAATATAATCTTTGTAATGTCAAAGGGAAGAGTATTGCCTGTAGTTTGAAGCATGAAAGCTAACTCTTCTGCTTTCTGATTGTCAACTTCTGCAGTAGAAACATTGATATTTAAATCAAAATTTCCTGCAAGAGATGCTCTGCTAATGTTCACAAACTCGTCATCTGTAATCCGTATAACTTCTTCATCAGAAAGCCATACAGAATTCATAGCCATTATCTTTCTTCCAATCTGTCTAATGCCATCAGATAGTCTTCTAAGAATGCCTAATTCTCTTTTAGCTGTAGCATCCATAGCAGATCTAATGCCTGAAGCTACATTGCCTAAAGATTCAGATGTAATACCTTGGCTAAAGCTCTTAACGCCTGTAAGAGCTTCTGCTTCGCTATTCTGAAGACCTATTACTTCCATAGCAGATTGAGGAATCTCTGGAAGCTTGGTCATATAGATGCCATCCTGAAGATTGCCTACAGGGTTAAATTCAAAGTCTAATCCTTTGTTAAACCTGTCACGATTAATTGGATCTAGTATATCTTTTCTAACACCTTGCTGTGCATTAGCTGATCTTCCTATAAGATCTACCATAGACCTTGTAACAGCACCTATAATGTCCTGATTGTCTTTCAGCAATGAAGCATCTGCATCTCCATATACTGTATCATTGTCTGGAGGAAGATACTGCACCACTACAAATGGAAGTTCCTTGTCTGGATAAGGATTCTCTTCCAGTCTAATCATGGTATCTCCTACCCATGTAGCTACAATAGGCAGTACAGTACCATCATTATGAATATCCCAGAATCCCCAGTATTCATATACTGTAAGCTTCTTTCTAGCCTTGTCATTAAACCTGAAGCTTACATCTTCTTCCACTTTTCTATAGCCATAGTCATCAAAGGTATTATAGGCAGATTCAGGTATCTTATCTAAATTACTGTATCTTCCATCCTTCTTCAACGTAGACAGATCAGAAGTAAATCTGTCTATAATAAACTGTGCATGCTCTATAACACCTTCACAAGAAGGATCTATAATAACATCTCTGCTATCTTTAACTTCCAGTACAGGACGATTAACTATCTCCTTTTCTACTTCTTCATAATGAGTGCCTACCTGAATAGGTTCACCAGAAGCCATCATCTGCTGTGCAGTTTCAGGATCTATTTCTCCCTGCATCATCATCTGTTCAAGAGCAAAATAGAGCTGTTCAGGAGTCTCTGTCATAGTTGGAACTTCTTCAGTAACAACTCCTGTTTGAGTTTCCCATGACAGCTTAACAATTACTGTACCTGTATTGACTGCAGTTCTTACATACTTGTTAATGAACTTAACTTTATTAATGTCAGTACGAAACTGCTTGTTAAGTATAAGCTGATTCTGCCTAGCTGCTTCTACGTCCATTGCAGTAACAGGATCAACTACAAACATCTTGTCAGTGCTTAAAAAAGGCTCTTCAAGAGCAGAATATCTCCATTCATTCTGCTTTCTAACAAGCTTAGGCTGAACTCTGCTTCTGCCATCCTGAACCTTGATCTTCAATTTGCCACGAAGAGAGTCTATCCATTCATTTACTTTTGCTACATGCTGCTGATGGCTTCCTCTAGCTTCATCTAAGTCAGCCTTTAAATCTTTAACAGTAGGGGGATTCTCCCAGTCAACGAGAGAATCCCTTTCCTGCAGTTCATCCTGCCTATCTTCTGCTTCAGCAATCCCTTCTTCAAGCACTGTTCTTAATTCTTCTCTAGTCATCTTTCACCTTTCCAGCATTAATGCTTCCACGAAGGAATTTTTCTACAAATAACTTTTGCAGCTGTGGAAGATTAGTCTTTACTAAATCAGGCATGCCTAATCCCACAACTCCAACTATCATGTCGGCTAGATGCTTGGAGCAGATTTCATAGTCAACCAGATAAGCATGCACTGGCAAGGCAAGAATAACTCCTATGCCAACAGAAACAAGCAGTCCAAAGCATCGTTCAATGCGAGTCATGGAAGGCTTGTTGCTAAAAGCAAAGAAACCAATAAAGCCACCAAATGCAGCAAATATGGTTAACTGTAAAGTGCTTAAATCAAACATATGCTACCACATCACATATAGTTGAGTTGCTACAAAGGCAATGCCAATAGCCACTAGCAACCATCTAAAGATTTTCTGTCTTTTCTGAAACTTAATAAAATACTTGCAGCTGGGACATTTGCTTCCATAGAGACAGGGATGATCGTCATGATAAAATGGACATGCACCTACTATGTTTCCCATGGCTACTACTCGAACAGTGCAAGAATCTGCGGATTAGTTATAGTGTCAGGAATCTTTACATAGCCAAGAATCTCTCCATCTGGATAATGAAGAATTTCTCCATTAACCCGATAGTGACCTCTAGGAATGTACTTCACTCCACCTTCTGCAGTCTGAAAATAATTCCAAGCAGTAGTATCGTCAGTTACCTGATCACCTACAGCACCATAGTCTTTCAAATTAATAAAGTCTGCAAAACGATCTCTGAGATCACGTTCAGCAGTAGTACCAGTTGCTACTGGAATCCATACTTTAGGGGCTTTACCCATAGCATCCTCCTATCAGGAACATTACACATAGCAGAGACTCTGCCGAAGCAGAGCCTCCACTATACTAGCACTGTGCAATAACTCTGAATGTAATCTCGTCTCCTGCTCTCAACGGGAACAGCATCTTCACTTTATTGGAAAGAACTCCAATATCTCCCACTTCCTCGTACTGCTCTCCAATTCTGCAGTCTGCTCCATTATAGGATACTAGCAGCATTGCACTGCCGGGAAGGTATCCAGCATACTCGTCTGCAAATGTAATCACATACTGTTCATCCTGTGGTTCATCAATGACTACAGTATCTACAAATCTAAATGCAAGACCAGAATTTTGGGAAATAAGAGCAGTAATAGGACCAATGTTCTTGGCAAGAAAGTTAACGTATTCCAGATGTTCAGAAACCATCTGAATATCTTCCATGCCATATGCAACCCTGATGATTTCGCACATATGGTTAGCCACTAGATTAAGAGAATTAATATTAGCAGCTACTACGTTAACATTGGCGATGAAACTGTTATTCTTGTTGTTCCTTTCCTCTAGAAACAAATGCAGATGCTTTGGATCTAGCATATGAGGATGATCAGGACATCCATGCACATGAGGATAAGGAGCTGGCCTATAAGGAGCAGGAGGTGGAGGAGGCATGCAGCCTCCCATTGGAGGAGGTGGAAATCCATAGCCCCAGTATGGAGGCATAGGATGAAATTTAGGAGGAAGTCCACCAGAAGGTGGAGGTGTACAGTTACAGTCGTGCATATTGCCCATAGTCAACTCCTGAATAACCTCCTAAGAAGCTGTTTAAGTCCATGAATGCTTCATCCATGCCGCTGTATGGATTGGGAACATTGGACCTAATTCTGTCTGTAGCTAGTCCTGCCTGTTCAAAGAAGGCAGTAATAAACTCCATCTGCTCCTCGCTGAGATTCTTCAAATTGTCATTCATAAAAACCCTGTCTAACAGATCAATCAAATTAACATGATATTTAACTTCCTTACAGCCATCCATAGTTTCATTGACATACAGATAAGGCTGAGAAGCATTTATCTCGCTTAATGTACCTTTAACAGGTTTGCACCATTTCTTCTTATGATACACATCCATAGGAGCATGTCTGCATCTAGGATGTACCTGAAGAGGTATATTACCTATGCATGTATATATCATTATACATATCCTCTAGCCTGTACAGCTGTGCTTTCAGTATTTAAAGGAACTGTAAAGCCTTGTAAATCAAGTTCCCTGCACTGCAGTTCAAACATCTTGTAGAAATTATTAGATTCAGTCTTATTATCTCTATTTATGACATCATGACTCATGTACATGACATAAGTAAGCAGTGCAGGAATCATAGTACCAGGAAGCTTTATCTTGTCGTTTATATCTCTTAACATAACTGGAGATGCTTTATAAATAGCATAGACATAGCCATCAAATGGTTTTCTTAATATAAAAGATCTATAGTTTACTATCTTATAGTCATAGTTCATAGAATCTAGTACATCAGACTGTTTCATTTCTATGCCAGTTCTATGATTAAGAGATAACAGCATCTGCACATCTTCATTAGAAAGCTCATAGAGAGCTCTATCAGATACAGTTAATACTGTTTCTGATTTAATAGACAGATTAAATCTACGATAAAGCTCTTCCATTCCAAGATTAATGAAATGAATAATAGCATCATTATTCTTGGCTATAGCAAGATGCTGAGATCTAATCTGTATTAAAGAAATAATGTCTTGAACTATCATAATTATTCATAGTTAGCGGCAGGAGAAATCCAAGAACCAGTACCAGAAGATACCCAGCCATTAGTATCACCGGGGAACCAGTGAGCATTGTTTTCAGCATCTGTAGTAATAGCACCACCAGTACTAACAGCAAATTCAGTACCGGTAGCATTACCCGTAAATGAAACACCTGTACCTGTACCTAAATACCTAAGTAATCCCATGTAAAGAACTTTAGCAAAAGTATTAAATGTACCAGTTACATTAATAACTTTATTACCTGATGCTGTACTTCTAAGAAACTGAACTACACCACTATTTTCAATATACAGCCAATGTAAAGAGTTAATATTAGTACCAGTACGGGACCAAGTAATCTGGGAATCTGTTCCTGTAAAATCGTTATGAGTATTGATATTAATTTTACCACCAGCAACCCAAATTAATCTAGCATCTGTTTGAGTAGTGCCAGACGTACTATCAATAACTTGCATTGGACATCCATGCAATTCAACATAACCAGTTGAATCTGTAGATTCTACTAAATATGGAAATGAATTAGAACTTGCAGTTTGAATCGTCATTTTTAAAGTAATTTTATGAAGCTCCCAAGCACCACCTGTATGAGCAATACAACCACCAGATGCAGCATTCCTAGAAATTGTAACAGAAGCATTAGAACTAGCAGGACGAATAACCACTTTACCTGTAGTACGTTGGAGCATAGGCAAATCTACATGTTCATCATATTCACCTGCAGCTACATTAATATGAACAGTCTTTGTGCTAATGTTATAGTTTTTAGCAATAGTTTGAGTAGCATAAGCAATAGTCTGCCAAGGCTTATCTGCAGATCTACCACGACCATCTGCAGTATTGTTTACACCATTAGGAGCTACATAAAATTCAGTACCGATAGTGCTGGAACCATTCTTTTCACCTACATAAAGAGGTAAATGTAATTGCTGTAAAAGTTTTTCAAATTTATCAGTAGGCATTTGATCAAAATCAACATCAATTACACCATTAGAATCAAAGGATAAACTCTGACCAGCATTAACACCAATCTTACCACTATAAAGCTTTAAACCCTTAGAGGTATCTATTAAGTTAGCAGCAATTTGCTGTCTATTAGAAGGTTGATTAGTAATATATTGAACATATTCAGTTACAGCATTATTAACGATTTTATTTAAAGATCCTGCAACAGAAGTATCACCATTAACAGTTAAATCATCACCAATAGTAGCATCATCAGTAACAGAAAGATTAGTAGTAGTTGTAGTACCATTAACTTTTAATCCACTACCACCACTGATTTCAGCACCACCATTGCCAGTAATCTTGCCTGTAACAGTAAGAATACCACCTATGGTCTGATTACCATCGGTATTGGCATTACCATCTACATCAAGATTATGATACATATGAACATTGCCATGCTGATCGCTAGTACCATCAACATTCAGATTACCGTCAATGTCCTCATTGCCGTGGATATGACTATTGCCCTGAACATAAAGGTTGCTAGGTTTGCTAGCATCTCCACTATCAATATTGACATCACCCTGAACATTTAGTCCAGCCTTGGCATTATCATTGCCACTATCAATAGTAACAGTCTTTAAGAATGTTTTGTAACCATCAATAGTTTCATCCATATAGGTATGAACTAAGCCAGTAATGGAACCATTTAAATTAAGCCAGTCACGAGTAATAATATCTCTACCATACTGGTCACCACGAACAGTAGACTTACGCATAGTAGAACCGTTTTCAAGGTATATTGGGGTAGAAGGTGCATAACCAAAGAAGGTAAGCTTGTCACCTTTAGTAGAACTTACACCAAGGCTTACAGTATCTGTCTCAAAGTTATAGTTTGGAAGATTAAGGCTAGTTGTATGAGGATTACCATACAGCCTAAATTCCATTCTATGCTCTCCACCTTGACCAGATGGATCAATATAGCTGTAAATCTGACCAACAGGATTAAGAACACTATCTCTAAAATCAAACATCCATTCTACTCTAGAAGACTGAGCAGTAGTACGGTTGTACGCAGGATGCTTTTCTACATAGCCTTGAGCATAGATATAGCCATATGCAGGATTAATCTGCACATCATGACCATACTTAACTTTCTTGGCTATTTGATCAGCTGTTGCATTTTCATCATAGCAAAGAAGAATAGGATAGGTTTCATTAGCACTAGAACGTTCCTGAGTAACTGTAGTATCAGTTACTAGATGGGATACTTGTCCATTGCCAAGAATAAGCTTTAATGCACCACTTTCATCAGGCTGAATGTCCTTGAGATAAGTAGTATCAAATTGCTGACCTAGCCAATCTTTTTTAGCTCTGCCATCAATATCTCCAGTAATTGGATTAGTGAAAGTGACATGACCTGCAATAGTAGTGTCTCCATCATAATCTACACGAAGGTAGGTTTGATCCAAGAGACTTTTAAAGTAGGCTAGTCCGGGATAATCTAAATATGCCATTTACTTCTCCAGCTTAATGAGCTGTTCCTGCTCATCAGCATCTTTATTTAAGTTTTCATACATGCCTAATAATGAACCACAGAAAGCTACTACATGATCCCTATGCAGCCTAGAGCTGAACATCATCATTGTACCAAGCTGTTTTATATAGTTCATCTGCTCTGCAGGATTTCTGTCATCTTTCTTAATGAAATCCTCTACATCTTTAAGCAGTTTCATCAGTCAGCTCCTCTACTTTCAATAGACCATTTTCGTCTATGACAGCTTCAACTTGTGGTTCAGGAGCTGTAACATGACATATCGCATACAGCTTGCTTACACGAGAGTCAACTATTGGAGCAGAATAAATATTAGCTTTTAACCATTCTTTCTCTGTAATCATTGTAGGATCAAACTTTGGAACAAATGTCTGACTAAACCATTGATACATTATGCGTGAAGGCTGCTCAGTGTCAACTCTAGGTAATCTAGTGCCTTCTACCACATAAACATACAACTTCTGCTTTACATTAAGAAACTCATGATTCCAGTAGTCTAAAATCTGTACTCCTTTAGGATCAGGTACATCCTTGGTAGAATCAAAGCTAGATTTGGATAATTTCCATAGAGTACCAGTACTGTCAGTAAACCGTTCTACTGGCTTGAAGTTTTCTATTTGAGTAAGACCAAGAGTAGGCTTCACTAGATTCTGAGACAAAGAAGGCATCTTTATCATGTCAGAACTCTGTGGTTGCAGATAGTTCTGCTGAAAAGACTGCAAGTAGGGATTACTCAGCATTGTTTAATTTCCTCCATAACAAGAGACAAGCTGAAGCTAGATGCACCAGTTCATGGCTTATATCCTGATATGAAGCTGCATTCTTATACTCATTATACTCCATGTCTATGATGCCCCTAGCTCCTTCTATAGTATTAGGATAGGTCATCCATGTAGCAGGATAATTCTTAAGAACATTTCCAGACTGCTTCATGAAAGCCCAGTCCTTTGGTTTTTCAAAAGTAATCATTTCCTTCTGAGTGTCATAGAAATGCTCTTCCTTTTTTTCTTCTATATGCTTTTTAACCCATTCATCCAGATTATGCATTACTTGTTCAAGCTTATGCTTAGTAGCATGGTCTTCAAGGTCATATTCGCTAAAAGAATGGTTAGGCATCTGTTCCTTTAGCTGTTCATCAATAAGACCATCAGTAGTATCTTTCTTGCCAGTAAGGTAAATCCATCTCACCATACCATACTCCTTATATAAAATAGGAGCTTTACCTTTACTGATAAAGCTCCTTATACAAATTTCTACCTATTGTCTACTATGCACCTGCAGTAGGTGTAGTTGTAGTCTTCAACTGGTCGATAAGATACAAGGTTTGCTGCTGAAGCTGTCCCTGAAGATTAATCTGAGCAACAAGAGCAGCATTCTGAGCCTGAGCCTGAGCAAGCTGATCTCTGACATTCTGTGCAGCAATCTCACGCATAAGTTCCCTGTCCTTGCAGTTTTCATCAGAAATCTGTGCAGAAAGTTCTGCATGCTGAGCCTGAAGCTGAGAAGCTAATGCCTGAGCCTGTAGCCTGTTCTCGTAGCCTTGAGAAGTAATGTTATTATTAATAGCACAGAGCTTCTCACCAAGAGCCTGAGTATTCTGCATGCTCTGGATATTAACCTGATTAATGGCAGCATTAGTCATGTCACCAGTCTGATCAATTTCCTGAGACAATCTGCCAGTAGACATGCACATCTGCTGAGCAAGCTGAGCATTGCCCTGCATGCCTGCAATGGTATTCTGATTCACAGCGTTAACAGTACCTGCATTGCTGTTGGCAATCTGAAGACCAAGCTGATTAGCAGACTGAAGCTGAGAAATAGTGCCCTGATTAACAGCATCACCAACATGCTCTACTGCATTAGCAAGAGCAACATCTGCTCCTGCCTGCATAGCACCTCTGCCATTGCCTCCCCAGCCTCCCCATCCACCATTCCAGATGGAGCCAAGAACTAAACCACCAATGAAACCAGCACCCATACCAGCACCACCAAAACCACTGTTTTCAAGAACAGGCATAGCTACACTGTCCATAGGCATACTCCTTTGTTAAATGTTAGTGAATAATTTAACCATTACCGTTGGTTAAATTCTGTAACAGAATTAGCATATCTGAAACCTGCTTTTCAAGTTCAGAGATACGGTTTTCTAAAATTTTATTTTTACGTCTTTGATATGCTGCTTCCATGCAGAGAGCTTCTTCATAACGTAAGGAATACCTATCACCAGCTTGTACCTCGTTGTGAATAATATTTCCTTCTTTATCATATATAGGATCTTTATGTTCCCATACATCATAGCAAAATAGTCCATACTTACTAATATCAACATCATCATTCAACATTATTTGTTGAATATCTTGGGCAATAAGACCTGTATGTAGCCTAACTTGATCAGCAGGCTTTTCATCAGTAGCATCATTAAATTTGAATTGCACCCAGTTGATTTTATCCCAAGCATCTAACACTTTACTAGGAATATCAGATATACTATTTTTTAGCCGTTTATCCGATGTTCCAATAGTAGTAGTACCAGCATATAATTGTTTCCATCTTCTTCCAGCAGAACCTAGGGTAACAACATTATCATTATTAGATACTGGACAAAACGTCCATGAAGAATTAGTAACAGTTAATTCTATAGTTACGTTATTACTATCACTAATAGTTTTTTTAGGATCGTTTAAAATCCATTGATAATATGCTGTTGTACCATCCTCTGATCCAAATACTTTATTCTGTGCATAAATAGCATTATTTTTATCTCTAAATTGAACTACACAATATACTTGTTGCTTATATGTATAAGTTTGATCTTTAAAAGCTGACCAATACCAAAAGTGTTTACCACGAGAAAAAGTTTGTTCAGTATTTAAAGTAGCATAATTAGCTAAACTTTGATGACTAGTAAGAAATGTAGTTCCTTTAGTAAGAGTAAGAGTACCATTAGAAAGAGAAGCAGTAGTTACAGCATTACCAGATCCTGTAACAGATACAGCTTTCATGTATTTTTGAGTAGTATCACAAAATGTTCTTACCCATGCAGTAGTAGCAATATTTGTTGTATTTGAAGATGCTGCAGGAGTAACAGCAGAAGTATATGCTGCACCATTAGCATCTATAGTAACTTCAATACCACTACTAGTTCCATCAGTTTTATGAAAATCATAGGTATATATACCAAAAGTACACAATCCGTTTGTAGCTACTTTACCACCTATATAACCAATACGTTGCTTCCAGCTACTTACATCAGTACCGTAAAAACCTATACCATATTGTTCTGTAGCACTCGGATTTGTACCTTTAGTTATATCTGTAGCAGATAGACAAATACCAAAATTTTGATTAGCACCTCTAAGATATAACCCGAATACAGAACCGTTATCCCTATTTATTTGAATTTCATTATTTATAGTTAACTTATCATTTAGGGTTTTAGCTCCAGCTACAGTTTCAGCACCTGTTGTGTGTACTATTCTTGTATCTTTTGGTATCCAATTTCTTGTTAAAATATCTTCACCATCAGTTCTATCTAAAGATGTAGATGGAGCAGTACTATATGGTATAGTATTCTCATCATATCCTACAGATATTTGTTCAAAACCAGCACCTATAGTTGTTGGATTATATGTTTTTAATCGTATATAAGAAGTATTATCAGCTAACTTAGAAAATTCTAATGCAGCTAATCTATGGCTATAATCTATATCAACTCCATTAGCATTTTTATCTAAAATAATTAAACCACCATAACTTGCATCTACTGGTACTGTGTTCCTTTCTAAAAAAGGACATTGTATTTGAATACTTGATAAAGTTTCAGCACCATCTGTGTACCAATTATGAGCATTACTAAAAGTTTTTACACCTTGAATAATTTCATCGCCAGTTTTATGTACAACATTTGAAATATCTGCATCGTCTACGGCTTTTTCCAGCTTGCCTATGGCTTGGTTGAGAGTATCACTAGCCGCGATAGCAGACGTAGAACTGGGCTTGCTGTATCCGGTCATAGCATTGATAGTATTCGATGCCTGATTATGACTAGCTAAAGAAAACTTTGTACCACTAAGAGATAACCCAGTACCAGCAGTATAAGTTGTATTAGTATAGCAACTAGAAGGAATAGTACCAGATAACTTAGTAGCATCTAAAGTAGAAGCAGATGTAAGAAATGTGCTTCCTTTAGTAGCAGTTATAGCATGATTGGATACAGTAATGTCTGTAATGGCATTACCAGAACCAGATATAGTTCTACTAAGAGTAGGTAATGTTTGATGAGAAGTTAAAGGTGTGATGCTATTGGAACCAAGGGTTATTGTTCCATTGGCTATCTTGGCATCAGTAATACCATAACCAGATATAGTCGTAGGTTTATTAGTAATACCAGACCATGCAACAGCAGAAGCGGTGGCTGCATTGCAGGCAAAATTTCCAGTTGCAGATCTTACCCAAGATGTAGTTGGAATGCTAAGACTATTATCTGTTGCAGAAAGACCAAAACTCATTCCATTTTTGGCCGCCATAGTAAGCCAATATTTGTTATCATCAGTACATCTTAGTCTAAAATCACTCCAAAGATTATTGATATTCCAATTTCTAAATCGAAGTTCTTGAAATGCTTCAACAAGATTTCGTTCTGCATTTAATTGACATATTGCAATGTTATTTTTATCGACGGTATTGAATATTACAGATTCCTGTTCTCCAGTACCAGTTGCCGTTTTATCTATGTTACCTGCTTTTTTTGTATAAGAGCCATTAGTAGCAACGGTTGATGTGAATGTCTTAGCTCCAGTTACCGTTTCTGCCTCAGCAATATGCACAACAGCAGAATCATCTGCTTTTGAGCTAAGCAAATTTATAACGTAGTTCTTTATCTTCGTCCAAAAATAAGCAAGGCCAGTATTATCTAGAAACTTTACAGCCATAACCTACTCCTTAGCTAGCAACTACAGTATCAATTTCAGCATTAGTAATAGACTGAAGATCAACTATGCTGCCTGTTACATCCCATGTATCACCTGTCCAAGCATAGTTTTCTCCAGTTTGAGTAATATTGTAAAAATCACCTACTGCATTACCTGTAGCAGGAAGATCAGCATAAGTATTTTTACTGCCCTTATAATGCATAGCAGAAGTAAGTTTATTATCTATTTCAGTTTTGGTATAAGCATCATCTGAAGTAAAACATTTCTTGCTATTAGAATACAAACATCCATCAGTACCTACATAAGCAGTATCTTGGCTATACGTCTGAGGATTAGCTGCTTGTGAAGTAGCACCTATAATAAACAACTTGCTAGAAGAATCAGTAGAACCAGCAGTATTTTTTGTATCACCTACACCGGCAATAGTAAGACTGTTAGCTGCAGCAGTAAGAGTAATATTACTTCCCTGTTTAATATCTAAAGTCTTTCCTGCACTGCCATTATAAGTATAAAGACTAGTTCCTTCAGATGTACCAGTTTTAATCTTAAGGACTAAATCGTTAGTTACTTTATCAGCAACATCTGCTTCATCTGCATGATCTGCATCTGTAGCTTTACCTTGTACAGCACCGCTAAACTTTGTAGCAGTAATGGTTCCGGTAGAAGGATTAACTTTAACACCAGCAGCAAATATAGAAGTCTTTGCTCCTTGATTGTTAACAGCATCCTTAGTTACAGTTAAAAGAATAGGATGTTCTTCATTAGCAGTAGAAACGTTCTGAGTAACTAAAGTATCTGTATTGTTATCAGCAGGAAGCTTTACTGTAGTAGTTCCTGCAGCAGTAACTCTGCCTTTAGCATCAACAGTTACATAAGGAATATTAAATGTACCGCCATGTGAAGGAGTCTGCTGAGTAGTATTGCCAACTGTTCCTGCAGCAACACCAGAATCAGCAAGAGTAGTGGCAATAGACCATCCTGCTTTGCTAGATGCTGTACCAGTAACATCTCCAGTAAGAGTCACAGACTGGGCAGAACTAAATTCAGTAGCACTATCAGCATTGCCAGTTACTGCACCTTCAAACTTGGTAGCTTTAACTGTACCTGTAGAAGGCTGTACAGTAATAGCTGCAGCATAGTTAGCTTCACCTGTAGGGTTATCTGTAGCTGTGGTACTATTCTTTAAAAGAATAGGATACTTGCCAGTATCAGAAGTAGCCTTAAGGTTCTGCTTTACCTTGGTATCAGTATTGCCACTAGCAGGAAGAGTAATAGTCTTCTCTGAAATAGCAGTAACAACACCTTGAGAAGTTACCTGTACATAAGGAACCTTGAATGTACCGCTATGTGCAGGACTAGCATCAGCACTAGGTCCATATGAACCTGCAGTTACAGACTGTGCATCAGCTTTAAGAGCAAGCTTAGCTTTGATTAAAGACCAGAAATAAAGCAAACCATCATAATCTAGATATTTTGTAGCAGCCATACCATCTCCTAGCTATTTACTATATTCAAAATTTCAATATTAGTTATGCTAGCTATGTTAGCCAGCATGTTAATAGAACTGGCAGATTCAGGATTAGATTCCTTTGTCCACTCTATAATGCCTCTGTCATTTACATGAGGAACAAACACTTCTCCATCCTGACCATCTATGCCGTCTCTTCCGTCATATCCATTTCTGCCATCTCTGCCGTCAGATCCAGCAGCAGCCTTCATTACAAGTATTTCAGTATGCTTTGGCTTTTCTATGGCAGAAACATTATGCCTTACTTTCTGGACTGTAACTATGCTATTTGCGTTTAGACCCATAGCTAACGCTCCTAGACACGTCTAGAGAGCCTTTCATGAGCACTTCTCTAGTTCCGTCCTTCTTTATGCCAAACAAGTCATATACATACTTGGGAAACTGAAGAGTTTCAGTAAACTCGTGAGGAAACTGCAGTCTAATGGCATAAGGCTTAACTTCTGAATCTTCAAAGCTTCCTTCTTCATTCAGTATACCTGAACGAATACAGCCATTGCCTGTACTCAATTCAGCCAATGCATCTCCAGTTATTTCAGCCTTTACAGCCATAAAGAAATAGTATCCTGTAAGATCCGACTGAGTCTTGTTTCCATCATTGTCTACGTCTTCAAACTTAAGAACATAGATATCATCATTTCCCTGATACAGTTCCAAATTACAGACAGCTGTTTTCATCTGTCCTCCTATACGATGTATGAAGCAAGCTGATTGGTTTCAGCCTGCTCTACACCTAAGTCAAAATATCTTCCTCTGCATACTGGTTCAACTGCAGGACTCTTCTTTTTCAGCTTAGGATCCATTGGAGAGAAATAATCTATCAATGGAAGCTGACTAATTGTATCTGCACAGTCGTCATGCTGAGACTTGAATCCACTGGGAGTAACGCTAGTCAATTCATCCATGAATTCCACCATTGAAGCAGATTCCTTTAATTCTTCTGGAAAAGCTATCTTCCTAGCCTTGAATAAAGGAAGAGCTACATTAAACCTAGTAAGCTTGCTAGTATTAGGTCTTAATCCCTCCTCTCCAGAAGTCTTGTCTGAAGCTATTCCAAAGAATATTCCTCTAGTTACCATCTCTCTCTTAGCCCAAGCTACAAATCCCTTCTGCTGTCCAGACACCTCTATGCCAGTGCTTAATGGATGATACAAGTCTACAAGCCTAAACAGATCATCCATATTCTTAGCCATGTCCTGTCTCTTAACTATTCCATCTATCCAGTGAAACCTTCCTGTATAATCCACTGCCCATACTGATATAACAGAGAAATCAGACCTATCATCTTCACTGGTAGCAAAGTCAGTAGTTATATAGACATTATAGTCTTCCAAGCTATCCATTACTGAACTTCTCTTGTACCAGATAATGTCTTCATCCAGTACAAGCCTGTCATCATCGCTAAGAATCCTCAGCATCAATTCCTGATTAAAGGCATCTATCTTGCCAGTGCTTTTAAGCAAATCATACTCTGCCTTCACAGCCTTGTAACTGAATCTGTCTTCCCATGCTCCTATGAATTCTCCCTTGATGCAGGGAAACTTCTCGCATATGGGATAGGCTCTAGTAGTCCATGCTGGACTTCCTGCAGCCTTGTAAAGAGGATCCTTCTTATTAAAAGGAGTTCCTATCCATACAACTTTTCTTTTAGTAGGATGCATAGCTTGCCTGACAGCTTTGTATATGACATTCTCTATGTCTTTGACAATAGTCTTTGACTCTGCACTTTTATCAGACATCAAGTCGTCAAGCACTGCAAACTGAGGTCTCTGTCCATACTTCTTGAAACCACGGACACCTGTATTGGCACCAAACATTCTGACACAGAACTGGTGTCCTTCTGCATTGACAAACTCCATCTCTACATCAGTAAACCTAGTCTTTGGGATAAACTTTTTCAAGAACTCAGAATTAGTATACCTGTGCTCTATGTTGGCTCTAAGGTTCTTGCAGCCATTCTCCATAGTATCGCCTACATACATGGCTACAGTGACATTTCCAAATCCATCAAGCTGTCCAAATACTGCTATGTACAGAAACATGTATTCTGCCATGACAGTAGACTTGGCTGAACCACGGAAGCTGACTATGAGAGTATTGCTATTGTCATGCACTGCATCAAGCATGTCATAGTGAAACAAAGGAGACTTATTTTCTTCTCCTGCTTCTCCATTAACTAGCTTAATAAAGTTAATAAACTTAACAGCAAAGGCAGTAGGGACATATCCTTCATTGAACTTATGGTAGTCTACTTTCTTAAGCAGATCATCCAAGGTAGAATTAACTTCAGCATCCATTACTCTATCTCCTCTACCTTGACATCTATGATTTGTGCTTCAGCTACATCCTGCAATGTCTTTCCCTTTCCTATGGAAGCTCTAAAGGTATTGGCAAGCTGTTCAGTAACTTCCCTAAGCTCTGCTATAGTCTCGTTCTCCTGCAGTCCTATGGTCAATTCTCCCTTCACTATCTCTGGCTGCTTAGTATGGGTAAGAATAGCTTCGCATGCCTTTACCTTAGCCATTCCTCTTACAGAAGGATCCTTTATCATCTTTGCAAGAACATTCAATGCTTCCTGATGCAGAGGAGCATTAAGAACATATGTAGGAACAATAGTCTGCTCATAGATAGCCATCACAAGCTTGGACTTGTTGTACATTGCCACATATGCATCCATCCTTTTCTCTTCTACACCTTCCTTCACCATTCTCTCCCATCTGTCAGGGAAGGTAGCTGCATAGGCATCTCTATTGGTATAGTTGAGAAGCTTGAACGATACATACTTCACTGCATTAAGATACTCGTCCATGGAGAACTTGCCAGTGCTAAGCACATTCAGATAGGAAATGAAATTGCTCTTTACCTGTTCTGCAAGAACTGGATCGTTAACGCATTTCTCCACCTTCTCGCAGAACTCAGGAGTTATCATTCCTCTCTGGTTCTTGGGAACGAGCCTTTTAACAGCCTCTATTTCCATTACCTGTCTCCTTCACAGTCTACAGGACATTTCCATGTTCTTTCTCCATAGCAGTTCCTGCACTTGGGAAACCATCTGTCATACCTGTAGCTGTACCACCAGTTATCGTCCCATAGACTCATAAACCATACTATAAGTCTTCTGGCTATCTTGAATCTATTCATGAATGCACCTTAAGTCATATCTAAGAGCAGCTTCATGCTCTACCTTGCATCCTCTTGCATTAGCCCATCCCTTGCAGAAATACACTGCATCGCATTCGCTCATCTTCTCAAGAGACTTGGAAAGAAACCATAAAGGAATATTAGCTATGCCTAGTCTTTTCAGTGATTCACGATTGCACCAGTCACCGCTAAAGAGAGTATCTACCACTTCATATCCCATATCTTCCAAATCTTTAGAAGCTTTAATCTTAGCCATCTGTATTTCTTCATCAGTCTTTCCAGCCATAGGCTGGCTAATCATAGCTTTCATACTAGTGTCCTCCTAATAATTTATTAACCTTCTTAATCAAGTTCCAAAGCCATATAAAGAAAAACCATCTGTTCTGTTCCATATAAATCTCCATAGCATACTGGTCAAAATTATACTTGAAATTTTAATAATTTTTTATGGAGGTAGCACTGCGCCACCGAGCTCAAGAAATCGAAGACTCCCCCCGGTGTCGTGTGCTGTGGAGCCCCTTATCGAGCCTGCGGTACTGTGTGCTGCCTGTGCACCTGTGCTGTGCTGCACTGTGCTCTCTCCTGCCTGCTGTCCCTGCTGTGCCATGCTGTCCCTGTGCCATAGGGGGTGGGGGTAGGTGTGTGCTATGCTGTCCTGTGCTCCTGCCACAGGGGAAATGTATCTGGTCGCTTCGCTCCTTTCTTTTGTTAAATAGCAGCAATTATGCTGCAACAAAATATACCGTAGGAGGTATACCATGTTTAAGACCATCATCGGTCTCGCTGTCGCTGGCTTTGTCGCAAAGCGTGCTTGCCCTCGTGCATACGAGCAGGCAGTGCAGGCTGCTACCGACATCATCGACTCCGCTGCTGACCTCACCACGGCTGTCCGTGGTCAGGTGAAGGCTTACACTTCCGAGGCTGCTGCGGATGCTACCCAGCGTCTGCAGGCAGTGAACCCTGCTGCTATCGAAGAGCTCCGTGCTCTGCTCGATGGACAGCAGCCTCAGCAGCCTGTGCGTCCTGCATCTCGCCGTGCAGTTCGCCGTCCGTAACCGTTGCTCCCTTCCTGACCTGTGTCCCTTCGGGGATGCAGGTCAGTTTTTGTCCAAAGGAGGACAACATGAGCGAAGAGTTCGTTTACTTCGAATGTAACGACCGTGACCTTATGGATGAGGTCATGGCTACGCTGTCACAAGGCAGGAACATTCGGTACTCCAACCTGCAGTATCGCTGTGGCTGGAAGCTCTGGGACCGTGAAGACGGTGACTGGTGCTTCCAAGGCACTGCATCTCAGGTTATTGTGCTCCAGTTCTATGGCTTAGAAGTCATGGAGCTTCCCTTCTAAACATCAACAAGGTCTGCATCTCTTCGGAGGTGTGGACCTTTTCTTTTTTTAGATAGGACAATTATGTCCTGACAATTAAAGCCATAGGAGGCTGTTATGTCTATCAACGATATGTTCGAGTACTACGGTTACAGGAATATTGACCTTGCTCTTATGAACAGGGACGATCAGATCCACATGTGGTCCATCTTCGCCTACTGGCAGGAGAGGACTGTGGATATCCTGCACACCAACTACTCGGAAGCTGAATTCGATACGGCTATGCGCCGTAGGGACAAGAAGACTTGTCGTTCAATCGAGGATGTCCTCGAAGGCGACTACGGTTTGCTGTAGTATCTGGAGGTGGGAGCTTAGGCTCCTGCCTCCTTATTTTTTGTCGAGAGGTTAGACACATGTTATACACATTAGACACTTCCACTAGTACTTTACTAGCACTATTACTAGCACTTAAGTACTAAGTGCATTGGCACATCATTCTCATGTATAAGATATATGTACAGTAGTACATGAGTACATCACTACTCAAATTTCCCTGTCATTTTCCTGACATTCCATACCTATGTCTTCCCTAGTCCCAATGTCAAGTATTTATTTTATTATGCAGGCAGTTATGCCTTTATCAATCCAAAGGAGGATTAGAAAATGACAGAAGTATTCAGAATCGCAAGCATGATTTCAGGAGTATCTGAAAATCCAGAAATCCAGAATCTTGCTTATGAAGTCTCCATCTATTCATTAGATCATGAATGGAATGGAGAACAGAATACTGAAGAAGAATCTTTATGGTACAGAAAGTACCATAAGGTTCTCTCCTACTTTGAAATTGAAGAGATGTATTTCTCTTTAATTGAAAAACAGGGAGAAATGACTGATTCAGCAGCAAGAGCTGTTCTAGAAGCTGCATCTATTCTCGAAAAGAGAATGAGGCAGATAGAAAACAGCTAAAGAAGAATTGGAGGAGCTAACGCTCCTCCTTTTTCTTTTATTATATAGGCAATTATGCCTAGTCCTTAAATCCCTAGGAGGAAATTATGGATACTGCTACTCTTATGGCACTTGGCTTTGAACTCGACTACAGCGATGAACTCACTGTTGAAGAGAACTCAAAGAGAGCTATAGAGGCAATTATGAATGGAGATCTGTATGAAGATATAGATTCTTCATTCGGTGATAGTGCTTTGTACAACTACGAAGACTACTGTCCTGACTTCTAGCAGAATGGGAGGAGCTTCGGCTCCTCCTTTAAAATTCAAGGAGACTAGCAATGGGATGCACTATTGACAGCCTGTCTGAAGAGCAGATTGAAATGCTCATTCAGAGAGAAGAAGAAATGGAAATGATGGAATCCTTTATGCCTAATGGTACAGAGGAAGACATGGGAGAATCCATTGGGCCTATGCCCTATCAGTCTTAGCAATACTGGGAGCCTAACGGCTCCCTTTATTTTTTTATTTAGGAGGCATTAGCCTCTGACAATCTAAATCCAAGGAGATTAGCCATGTCGATTAGCTACCACAATTTCAAGAGCATTCTCATGTCCCTTCAGGATGCAGACGAGCATGCACAGGTCATGGATCTGGATATCTACGAGTATCCAGAATATCTGGAGATCGTGGTGAGGTGGTACGACTACTCTCAGCAGAGCTATAAGTTCTACCTCTCTGAAGAGGAGTCGTATAACGCTATTCAGTGGGCTTTCGAATGCAACTATAAGATTCACACATGGTCTGAAATAGCTCAAAAGGCTATTGACGATGCGGAATACCACTACTTCGAGGACTAAATAGATGAAGGAGTCTAGGAGAAATCCTAGGCTCCTTTATTTTTTCTTTTTTTAACTAGGGTAATTATGCCTAAGGAGGTAGATATGATTTGCACTAGTTACTATGCCAAGGCAGTAAAGTATCCTGATACGTTCAGGATTGCCATTAGCCGTACTGTTCCTAGCTATTTTAAGCCAGATTGCCAGTTGACTTGGCTGGCTCCTACATGGGAGATGCTGACTAGATATAAGGCTACAGGCGATAGCAATGAATATACTAGAAAGTATTTAAATATCCTTTTGGATAAGGATAATACTTTAAAGTATTTAGCTGAAAGGCTAATTGCTAAGGAACGTAGGCAGAATGTGCTATTGTTATGCTGGGAAGCAAGTGGCAAGTTCTGCCATAGAAGATTGCTAGCTGACTATATGAATGTTAGGTTTAACATGAATATAGTGGAGCTTTAGGAGAGAGAAAGGATGAAATGCTGTCTAGAGCAGTGTTCCATCTTTTTCTTTTTTTAGATAGCAATCCATTAGGAGGTACTGCTATGTATTCTGATTCTGATTATCTCGAAATCATGCATCGTGCCATTCGTTCTGACCGTTCTCTTCTTAGCTACATCCAGAAGGATACTGTTGAAGAAGATGACCAGAACAGCAATAGCCATTACTTCAATGCCTTGGTGGAATGTGAAGGCTATCCTTCCTACATCGTGCATATGCACCAAGGTACGCATGAATTCAGTTCCGAAATTGAGTGGCTAAACTAAAGGAGGTTGCCATGAGAATTTCTTCCCGTTTCCATCTCTGCGATCCTTACCAGCGCATCGTTTCCTTCATGTTTGAAGGGAACACTTCCTTCAAGGAAGTGACAGTGATTGGCAAGGATATTAGCCAATCTGGCAAGGAACGTCTTCTCGTAGTCTTCAAGACTATGGGAGCTGTCCGTGTGGCACTAGTATATCCGTATCTTCCTCTCATATCCGTCTACAAGGGTGGCTATGGCAAGAGATATGGAGATACGACAATGCTGCCTCAATGGCTAGCTGACTATATCCGTCTTCACATTGCTGCATAAGGAGGTGCAGAAGACAAGGAGGGACCGAAAGGTCTCTCCTTGTTTTTTGAAATACACTTTATACACGTCTGCACCGTCCCAGCCTATTATCTTCCTCCAACTCTCTCTTCAATTCTCTTCCTTGCGGCCTACCGTCTAGATTCCTTCCTATTCCTTTTCTTTTTTTAGATAGCGCACTAGCGCAAATTATCTTTAATTCAAGGAGTATGGTTATGATTCGTACAGTTATCGGTCTTGGTCTTGGTGCTCTCATTCTTAAAAAGGTTTCTCCTAACACTTACGAAAAGTGTCTCAATGTGATGTCTGATTCCATTGACACTGTGTCAGATGTTACAACCTCGCTTCGAGGTCAGGCAAAGGCTCTCTCCTGTGAGATTGCCAAGGATGCCAGCGAGAAGCTGGCTGCTGTAGATCCCAAGGCAGTAGAGAGCCTTAGGGCTCTCCTCTAAAGAGACTAGGGTGGACATGAACTTCATGGTTCGTGTTCCACCCTTTTCTTTTTTTATTTAGAGGACACTAGTCCTTAAATAATCCATCAAAATCATAAGGAGTACTACCATGTCGTTCGATTCTTCCCGTATCTCTGGTGCCTTCTCTGCCGCTATTGCCACTTCTGAAAAGAATGCTGCAATCATGGACGAGCTTCGCTCTCAGGCTCTTTCTTGTCTCGGTCGCAAGGTCTCTCAGGTCTGGGTTGACTATAGCACCCAGAACGAACTCTGCCAGTTTGTCCTTGGCATGATCAAGCAATGCGTGAACTCTCGCAATGCCAAGTCTCCGGTGCACAAGGCCATTGGCCTTCCTCCTGTCTTTATCGACATGTACAGGAAGTATTGTGGCGTTGCTCCCTTCATCAGTGCCGATGGCACTATGGTGGAAGGCAAGAAGCGCGACTGTGCCAAGACGATTGAAATCGTCAAGGCATTCTGCGATGGCTACAGCCTGTCCTACAGCGATGAAGACTTTGCCGACATCACTGACGAGAACTGGGAAGCCTTTGTCGAAAAGAAGCGTGAGCTTCTGGAAAACGATGAAGAGGAGTCTGACGAGGACATCCGTCAGGCTCTTCGCGAGAGCTTTGATTAGCTAGAAATAGGGGAGAGCTTCGGCTCTCCCTTGTTTTTTAAGTCTCAGGAAAATCACCTACGACTAGTACTAGGAGGTATTCAATGGCTAGACGTGAAGAGATTCTTCAAGGAATCGTGAACATTCCTGCAAAGCTGTGGGAATACATTCATGTAAATGAAGATGAAAAGAGAGACATAGAGGAACTTTGGAACCGCATGGTTGTGAAGTTCTTCCATGGAAAGACCATGAGTCTCAATGCTTGGATTGAACGCATAGATTCCAAGCATCTTAACAAGATCTTCATGATCTTGGGCGTTACGGGCTGGATACTGGTCAAGACTGTAGGCAAGTTTGGAACCATTGAACTCAACTATGAAAAGCTTCTCAAGTGGGTAAGCGAAGAAGAGCTTAATTCAGTGATTAGAGAGTTCAAGATAAGAAAGACTATGATGTCTTCCAAGCTCCCTAGGCACTGGAACAGGACTAGGACTGTGAACAGTCATGGAGCCAAGGTTACTAGAGACGTAGGTCTCAAGCGTCTTGGCTTTGCCAAGTCTGGCTCCTGTCCCTTCAAGTATGACGTAAAGTACGTCAAGGAATATCTTGAAGAGATGGCTAAGGAAGTCTATGCAGACTATCAGAAGCCTCAAGAAGGATATGAAGGAGAGAAGCCTACATATTCCGAAATAGTTGAATCTCTTCTGCTCTATACGGGAGCATCCAAGGATGAACGCTATGTATTAGGCGAATGCACTTCCGATTCCCGTGGAAGAGCTATATTCGACTGCGTTCATAGAGTGTTCAATCCCATCTCTCATAAGGTAGCCAGATCTATCGTGAAGTGTCCTGTCCAGAAGCTTACCACTGCTGGACTGAAGAACGTATATCTCTTTATAGCAGAGATATTCGGAGACAAGCCTAGAACTCTCAAGGAGAAGATAGAGCTTGGAAAGCTTCATGCAGAGAACAGGGAAATCCCTGAATCTGCAGACCTTCACGAACAGATATGGCTCAAGAGAATCTATGAGAATCTGGAAGACACTGACCACTGGACAGTGCCTATCGAGGTAGATGCTACTGCATCTGCTGTCCAGATTATGGGTGTTCTCATGAACGACCATAATCTCATGAATCTTACTAACTTGATAAATCCGTATGTTCTAGAAGACTACTGGACTGTAGACTATCTTCCTCGGAAGTATGTCAAGTTTGCAGTAACTCCTAGAATCTATGGTTCTTCTGCCTCTCCTGCAGATCTATGGGATCGTCACCATCTTGAGTATACTCAGGAAGACGAGGAGAACATAGAGAAGGATTTCGAGAGAGGAGGAAGATTCTTTGCTCCCAATCTCTTCAAGGATACCATTCTCAAGTGCGTTCCTGCAGAGACTAGGAAAGTGAAGATATGGAACGAGGAATTCACTGTAAACTGCTCCAAATTCAAGGATTCAGAGGAAAAGCAGCATGTCAAGATATATACTACTACTAACGGCTATTATAAGCCGTACGCTAGAGCTGATAGGGTTGTAGACGTTAAGCAGTTTGTCAGATACCACTGCACTCTGCTAGTCCACAATCTTGATTCTCAGGTGATGAACTATATAGGAGCTAACATGAACTGGATTCTATGCAATCATGATGCTGCCATAGTTCATCCAAACGATGCTCATAGAGTCAGAATTCTCTATACGTCCAAGCTCTACGAGATATACAAGGACAGGCATTCCATTCTCAGAAACTTCATGGACAGCATAGGCAACACCAAGACTATCCGTGACGTTAACAGAGAGGAAGTGCCTCAGTTCTTTGGCACAGCCATGAAATAGCAGGAAAATTACAAAGGGAGGGACTCTTCGGAGTCTCTCCCTTATTTTTTGTACAGCTTTCTATTCAGAAATAATCTTGTAAAAAAATCTGTCAACCTATATGACAAATCTCTTTTTGAACCCTATTTTCCCTATAGTGACACTATGTCAAATACCCCTATAGGAGGCTATTAAATGAACCACTATATTCCAGTAGCTATCGTTGGAATGGGAGTGACTACTCCTCTTGGCTCACTAGAATCCACCAAGGAATTCATAGAGAAGGGAATGAAATGCTATAGAAAGCATGAAGACTATCCCTATCCGTATGGTTCCTGTGGAAACATTTCTTCTTCAAAGATGGCACTAGACACTCTAGATGCCATCAAGGAAAAGGAAGCTCTATGGTTTGCTCCTAACACTGATGTCTACATAGGAGAGATCAGTACTCATGGAAAGGAACTAGAACGTGCATCAGACTTCTACAAGTCTTTTAATTCCAATGTTGCAGATACTGTAGCTCTTGCAAACAGATTCAGAGGAACAGTGCAAGGCATATCTTCCGTATGCTGCACTTCTCTTTCCAACATCATAGCAGGAGTGAAGGCTATCAGGCATGGCTATGCAGACATGGCAGTAGTGGGAGGTACAAATGCACTAGACCTCAACACTCTTGAGTTCTTCAGGAAGATGCATCTTCTCACTAAGCATGAATGCATGCCTCTAGATCCAGACAGGACAGGAACAGTTCTCTCTTCAGGCTGTGGACTGCTTGTTCTGGAAGACTATTACGATGCACTAGAGCATGGCAGAAACATCTATGGAATCATAGAAGGCTTCTCTGAACATACAGGAATGTCTAGAACTGCATCTTCTCCAGACGAAATATTTGCATGCATGAGAACTGCATGCTTCAACTTCGTTCCTTCCGTTCTCTCCATGCATGCCACAGGCACTCCAATGGGAGACGAAGTAGAGATGGAAGCAGTAAAGAGACATTGCGAGATGTTTGAATTTAAAGAGAAGCCTAAGACATTCACTTGGAAGAAGCATCTGGGACACATGCTGGGAGCATGTGGAGCAGTGGAGACTGCTCTTACCGTGGCATCCTCTCCTAAGAACTCCGTAGCCTGCATCAATTCGGTAGGTTTAAATGGACATTGTGCATCCATTTGCATACGAACGTCTATTTAGGCCCCTAGAAGGCTCTCTAAGGCATTTCCTGAAGTTTCAGGATAAATCATCCATGAAGCTAAAAGAAATGCAGGAGAAGCCATCCTCGTGCAAAATTAGGGCATATCCATGGCACTGTCTACAGGCATACTCCATGCAGCCATAGAAGCTGCTAGGAAATCCACCTACAGGGTTAAACTTGGAGCTGTCGTGTTTAAGGGAAAGAGGATTCTGTCTACTGGCTGGAACCAGATACGTTCCTCTTCCCTCAAACATAAAAACTACGAGAACTCTTTACATGCGGAACAGTCTGCATTACTTGGTTTGGAATGGAAGAAGCTGAAAGGCTGCTCCATGCTTGTCGTGAAGATAAGCAGGGCTGAGGAAAGGCTTGGCAATGCATGTCCATGCGAGATGTGCAGAAAGCTGATGAACTACATAGGAATAAAGAACGTCTTCTATACTAACGAAGAAGGCGAAATCGTAAAACTGAAGGAGGACTAGATGTCACGCTACTACCGCTACGACTGCTATGAAGACATTGATGACGATGACGAAGAGTACAAGCTGAAGCAGAAAGTGCAGAGGCGGGAACGAAAGCAGAAGGAGGCAAGGCATTTAGCCAAGATGAGAAAGGAAGCAAGATACCAGTACAAGCATGACAAGCTCATGAGAGATGTTGAAGGATTTGAAGCATAGGAGAAAGCCATGTGCTACGGAATGGGATGTCCATATGAAAACACATATGGACACTGCACTTGGGGAAAGGGAATTCCTTTTCCATGTACTGAATGGGAATATTCCGAAGACGGAGAGTATGAGGAAGAGGAACCTGAAGATGAATTTGAATTTAATGAAAGAACAGGCAGGAACGATCATGAACCAGATAGTTGATACTTTGATAGCTGCAGCTATAGCTGGAACTGGAGTGTTCTGCTGCTTCATTCTTGCTCCAATAATTCTGGCTATGGCATTCATGTTCTTTTTCCATCTAGGTGGTGGAGACAACTAGAATTACAATGCAGGCATGGCGGAATGGAATACGCACAGCACTCAAAATGCTCCGGCTTATGCCATGAGGGTTCGAATCCCTCTGCCTGTACCATAAGGGTCTATAGCTCAGTAGGATAGAGCATCAGCCTTCTAAGCTGTTGGTCGAAGGTTCGACTCCTTCTAGACCCGCCAAATTTCAAGCCTCCGAAAGGAGGCTTTTTAATTGAGAAGACACTAGAACTGCAAAGGAGAATTTAAAATGCTACTGGCCACTGCAGCCACTGAATCCAATTTCCAGAACACTTTCAAGTCTTTTGGAATAGAAGCTAGTCCAGTTGCCTTCGACATCCTGTCTTCAAGGCTGTATTCAAACACGACTTTAGCTATCGTCAGGGAGATTCTGTCAAATGCCTACGATGCAATGGCAGAGGCAGGAACTCTTGAAAGCAAAAAGATAGAAGTCCACTTTCCAGACATGATGGAATCCCGATTCATTGTCAGGGACTACGGCAATGGACTGTCTGAAGAAGAAGTGTTCAATCTGTACACTACTTTCTTTAAGTCCACTAAGCGTGATTCAAATGAATTCACAGGCTGCTATGGCTTAGGTTCCAAGTCTCCATTTGCCTATGGAGACAGCTTTATGGTTGAATCTTTCCAGAATGGAATTTCCAAAAAGTATCTTATGGCTAAGATGAATGGCTATCCTAAGGTAACCAAGATTGGAGAAAAGGAAACTGATGAAGGCAATGGCCTTAAGATTACTATCCCTGTTCCTGAAGGAGACAAAGACTTCTACTATGAATTCTGCAAGTACGTTAAGTATCAGCCTGACTTGGGAAAAGCTATAGAAGCCAATGCATCTGTAGAATATGTAGAATTCTTTAAGGAATATGAAGACAGCTTCTGCAAGGTAAGACTTGCTATGGACAATAGTTCATACAGAAATTCATGTCCTTACATTAAGCAGGGCATGAATATCTTTCAATGCAAGGAAGATATCTCTCTATATGGATTCACTGCAGTGGTGGAAGTTCCCATTGGAACATTTGAAATAGTTCCTTCAAGGGAAGCCTTGTCAGAAAGTGAATCCAACAAAAGAAATCTCATTAGAATGAAGAATTCAGTTCAAAAACTAATGTCCAACATTCTTAACGAATTTGAACCTCATTCTACATTCGTGTTTAATTCCTATCTTCATGAACCTATAGCTGAAGCACTAAGGAAAAAGTATTTTCCAACTAAGTCTTTCCTGAGTACTTACACATACTACAGAGACAGCAGTTCCATAGATGTACAGAAATCCTATAAAGACAGGTCAATGCATAAGATTGCCTATACAGGTTACATAGCAGGACTGTTTGAAATAAAAAGCTATGTAAAGGATTATTTCAGTCTTTCAGAGTCATCCGTAAGAGATGATATTCCAATGATAATTGTTGTTGGAAAAGGAAATGATCCTGACTGGAGCAAGGTAAAACGTAAGATGTCAACCTATCCTGACTTTAAGGACATGAACATCTATGTAAAGGGATTTAATTATGACCGTTGGCTTAATCATCCCAATGACAGTGAATATCCAATATGTGCACATGCTTTAACTAAAGGAATTCCCTGTGCTACTGGAATAGAACCTAAAGAAGCAATTCAGTATCTTAAAAACATAGTTTGGACTTACAATAGCATTCCAGAGCTTAATTTCGACATTCAGATAATGCCGATAAAGACTTTCCTTAGGAAGTTCAAGAGTGCTCCAGCAAAAAGAAAAACTCCTTCTGCTCCTGTGAACACTCTTGTAGGCGTTATTGAAATGTCCAACTACAACAATGCATGTCCAATGTATTTCAGAGATTCTACTCTGGAAAAGCAGGTAAACAGCTGGAACGTAATTGGAGTTGCATTAAAGAAGGACTGTCCACATCTTGAAGACCTTAGAGCCCTTATGTTTCTATTCAACCGCAAGATTACAAATTCCAAAGGAAACATTGCAGTTGACGAAGCATTGGCAAATCAAGGCATCAATGTAAAAGGAATAAATGATGTAAATTCCAAGCATCATGTTCTTTTTCTGTCTTCAAGAGGCTATAAACAGGCACTAGACATGGGATTGAAGCCTTTGGACTTTAACAAGCTGATAGAAGACGTAAAGGCAATGAGCATATCCATGTACATAAAGTCTCGTTCTGTAGACATCTCTGAACTTTATTTCGTAAGCAAAATGTTTACTGAAGATCATGAAATCAGAAGGCAGAGAGGCATAAAGCTGCATCTCAGTCTTATAAGAAGACTGAAAAGCAGCTATATCTATAAAATGCATGAGATGTATCTGTCTTTTATAGAAAAGATAGCTAGAAATTCACTGGATAGCTTGTATGACAGCATGACAGACCTAATGGAAAGATTTTTCAAAGGTTCTTCCACAGTCAGGATATGCGAGTACAGAAACATTGCCATTCTGCCTAGACTGGCAAAGTTTTATAACTATTTCTCCGAGAGGAGAAGCAGCTACAGGTTTCCTAGCAAGGAAGACCAGTACAGGATTGCCAATTTCATTTTAAACAACAAAAACCATCTGTAGGGAGGTCAAATGACTTACATCAAGACAGACGGAATGCTTACCATCGTTCTTGACGGAGAGCTCTATTCCATTTCTTCCGATGAACCTAATTTCAACAGGGTGTATAAAGCTGCAGTCAATGACGATGAAGCTTTCATACGAAACTATTTTGAAAGCACCAAGCTTATCATTCTTGGCACTGTCAAGGTAAAGAATGGAATTCCAGTTACTGAAGACGGCACTGAAATCGTCAGCAGGAACGAGCTTTCCAACTTTATCAAGCTTCTCGTTAAGAGAGGCATGATTTCTGAAAACGCAGACATCGAGCCTGTAAAGCCTTTCCTGATGAAGATTCTTCAAAACAAGTTCATCAACTGTCTTACTGAACTGTATGAATTCTGCGAAGCAGGAGATTTTGAAATCACTAGAGAAGGCAATCTTATTGCCTACAAGAGAGTGAATTCAGATCTTACTTCCTGCCATGATGGAACTACTCAGCATGCAGTAGGCCAATACACTGAAGAGAAGGAATTCGATACAGATCGCACTAGGACATGCTCCAATGGCCTTCACTTCTGCTCCTACAGCTATCTCAACTGCTTCAGCGGAGATACGGTCATTGCAGTAGAAGTTGATCCTAGGGACATTGTAGCCATTCCTGACGACTACAACTTCTCTAAGGGAAGGTGCAGGAAGTACAAGACAGTGGCTATTCTCGAAGAAAAGGCTAATGAAGCTATTAAGCTGAAGAAGCTCAGAGAGTATGATACCATTGGAGACACTAATCTTCTTCGTGCTGAAGAGGAGGAATATGAAGAGGAATCTGATCTTCTTCCAGAAGAGGATGACTGTCCTAGGTATCTTACTGGACGTTACAAGGATCTGTACAAGTACGTTAAGACAGATGGTCTTTCTGAAGCCCAGATTTGTAAGAAGATGGGCATCAAGAAGTCTACCTGTCAACGCTACATGAGAAAGATGAACGAAATAATTCGCACTTACGGAGGCTAGAATGCAAGTATCAGTTAGGTTTGGCAAAGATCAGTTTGTCAAGGTTCTCAATGACCAGCTTAAATCTCTCAATCCAAATTCTCCTGAAGTTGATGAAACCAATCTTACCATGATTGGCAAGAAAGGCGATGAAACTGTAGGTGAAGTCGATAATGTCGATCTAGTAGTAGATCTACCCGTAGCCTAGGAGGAAGCATGACTGCTCTAGAAGTGTATCTGATAGGCATTCTTGACAATATTCATGCAGTGCTTGGTTTCTCAATATTTGCATCCGTTACAGTCATAGGGGCTGTTGGAATGGCTGTTTTCTTAAATCGCCATGATAGTTCTGACATTCCAGACGGATTTTGGAAGCATGCTAAACGTGCTTTGCTGATATTGAGCATTTTGGTTGCGGGGAAGACCCTCTTGCCAGATACGAAGCTTCTAGCAGCCATGTACATAGTCCCGGCTGTGGTAAACAACGAGAAGGTTGCAACCATGGGAACCAACCTTCTCGAAACTTTAACTGCACTTACCAACAAATGGATGATGGATGTAATAAAAGAAGACAATGATAAGAATGCCATGGAGAAAAGGTCTAATGGAAGTAAAACTTCTATATAGCTATCAAAACGAAGAAGCTGCACAGCTGGGAGCATCATACTGCGTTGGAAAGGAAACTCCTTCCGTTATTGGTCTGGAAAAGGCTCTGGCAAGTGGACATTACTCTCTAATAGAGCATCTGCCATTGACATGGAGCGTCAGAGGAGTTTCCAGAGCTCTTCTGGCACAGCTGTCTAGGCATAGGCATATTTCTCTTTCAGTGGAAAGCCAGAGATATGTAGCTATGGACAGTCCTGAATGGCATGTGCCTGAATGCTTTCAGAAGGATGATGAAATAAGCAAAACATATTTTGGACTGCTTAATCTAATAAAGCAGACTTATGAACATTTCCTGAAGGAAGGCATAAAGCCTGAAGATGCCAGATATATTCTTCCCAACTGCACTCTCACCAATTTAATTCTCAGCATGAATGCCAGAGCTTTTGTTGAAATCTGCAAGCTAAGGCTATGCCTTAGAGCACAGAAAGAGATAAGAGATCTGTTTGGACTGTTGAGAGAATCCATCAAGGAAATCTACCCATCTGTGCATGAATTGTGCAGACCCAACTGCGATGCATGCACTGAAGTATCTGGATGCAAGTTTAAATAGCAGTGCCTCCTGTCCTAGAGAGAGTTCATTGAATACCTCCTAGGACAGAGAGAGCTGCAAAGGATGACTATGAACTATGTAGCATGTCCAACTCCATTTTCTGCACAAATGCTCTACAAGAGATGTCATGCATTTGGAGAGCAGCTTCTGGAAGGCCAGAATGAGCAGAAAAGAAAATGGGAAAAGCATTGTCCTTTAGGTGAAGTATTTAACTGTCCCTTTCCTGATGAACTGGAAAGGGAATGTCTTACCATAACAGAAGAAGACTGGAAAAAGCTTTTCATATCAGATTCAGACTAGGAGACTGAAATGAAATCCAACTGGAAATTTAAATTAGTGATGGTTCTTATTGTTCTTGGATTCTTGAGTGTCCATGAACTTCAATGGTTTTCAAAGATTACTAAAGCAGAGAATGCCATCGCAAAGCTCAGTGTTCCTCAAGCTCCAAAAATTGTCACTAGAACAGTTGGAGTTACTGATGAAGAAAGAGCTATTCTGCTTTCCTACAAGGCTGGCAAAGAAGGAACTCTTTCCTGCCAGAACAATAATCCATTGAACATCAAGGTTGATGTCAATGGAAAGAAGTGGAAGGGACAGATAGGAGTAGACAAGTACAAGCATATTGTCTTCAAGAATCTTCACTATGGACTTAGAGCAGGAGCCATTACTCTTCTTAACTATGAAAGGAGACATGGAATCAAGACTCTTGAAGGAGTGATAAAAAGGTTCTGTGGAGGAAACCGTGAATATGTAAGGTATCTTAGCCGTCATCTTAAGCTGAAGCCTAAAGAAGAGTTTTCCATAGCAGAACGTCTTGAAGAGCTTCTCTACTACATGTCCAAATTTGAATCAGGAAAGTTTGTAAATAGAGACTTTATTGTGGCATATGAGGTGTAGACATGAACATGCTGGACATGCTTGAAAAGGAACTCTACAGCCGTGGAGCATTCAGTGGAGAGCTTCCTGAAATTGTAAAGGCAGTGGCAGATTCCATTCCAACTACCACTCTTCCCTATCGGATGAAGACTGCCATTGCAGTGTCTGAACTGATGCTGTATGCTTCCCAGTTCCGCATCAACATCAGGCACTGGAACGACAGCATGATACCAGTGAATGCCATTACCTTCTGCATTGCCAAGTCTGGTGCAGCAAAAGATTCTTCTCTGCGAAATGCACGGAAATGCTTTCAGTCTAGCTATGAGAAAATAAATGAATACCGTGCTGACTTTGCTAGGATACATGCAAAGGAAGCAGCCAAGGAGGCAGGTAAAAGAAATCCAAATGACTTTTCAGTCTACAAGGAATTCTTAGTGCCTCCTAATCCATTGTTTGTAGCTGTTTCCACTCCTGAAGGATTTCTTCAGCATCTAAATGACTTGGCTGAGAATCCTATGGGAGCAGGCTACATATATTCAGGAGAATTTGGACAGGAACTGGAATCCAATGCCAATATGGTGGAAATGTGCAAGATCATTTCTGAACTCTATGATGAAGGAACTAAGGAAGTTAAAATCTTGAAGGACAGAGAACGTCAGGGAAAGGAAATAAAGAATCTTCCCGTCTCAGCATTGTTCATATCATCCCCTGACCATCTTCTGTTTGATGAATCTATTAAAAGAAAGTTTAAGGATCAATTCACTACTAAACTTGCCAGAAGATCCTTCTTCATATTCGCCAATGATCAGGAAGAAGTTCTAGACTACAATTCTGTAGACGAGCTTCTTGCTGCACAGACAGCTATGGAAGACAAGGCAAAGGAAAGCAGAGAGAGACTGTCTACGTTCATAGATTCTCTCACTGTTGATCTAGTTTCCTGTCCATTCTCCTGTTTAACAGTGTCAAAGGAAGCCAGAGAGCTATGCACTCTATACAAGCAGTACTGCGAGGAAATGGCTAAGCCAATGAACTCAATGTTTCCTATTGCAAAGCTGTGCAGACAGCACATGTACTGGAAGGCATTCAAGCTTGCTGGAGCATTGGCTCTTCTGGAGTATTCTCCAACTATCATGCAGGAACACTACATACAGGCAGTCAGCTATGTAGAGCTTATCTCTGAAGACATAGGATTGTTCGAAAAGGAGCTTGTCAAGGAACCATATGAACTCTTTACAAGCTACTGTAGAATGTATGCTTTAGATGGCAGATACAGTATGTCTCTGCATAATCTAAGAAAGCATGGATTTATCTCTTTAAAAGGAAGCTCTACTACTCAAATGAAAGAGCTGGTTAAGCTTGCTAATTCATTCGACAAGGATGGAGCCTATACTGTCAAGGGAGATGAAGTATTCTATGAAGAACTGCAGAAGCCCCTGTATCTTACAGTATCATATGTAGAAGCATCTGGAACCAAGCAGCAGAGAGCTACCAAGGTAGCTATGGGCTATCAATCTGAAGAGGTGGAATTCAAGGATTTGAAGAATCTTCTTCAGGGAGACTTTGCCTATTCAAACTTTGTATTCTCCAATGGAGTAAGATCTAAAGAGAATATAGAAGGAGGAACTAAATGGCTTGTACTTGACATTGACGATTCAGAAATAGTTGATGCAGAAGCCCATCTGCTTCTAGGAGACATAAGGCATTTCATATGCCGTACATCCAATCCAGACAATGAAAGCAAGTATAGAGTGCTGCTGGAACTGTCCTGCGTAATAGATGTTCCAGACATTCAATGGAGACTGTTTCTTGAACTGGTATCCAATGAACTGGGACTAAACTGCGATTTGCTTCCAAAGAGCCAGATATTCTTCAGCTATGCAAAGTCTGCTTTCACTCTCTTGGAGAATCTGGAAGCAGAACCATTTGACGTAAAGCCTGTACTAGATCTTCTTGCTGCACAGCCTGTAGCTCCTAAGAAAGCTCCTACAAAAAGTTCCTGTAGCAAGATGCTTGAGAATCCATTAAGCACCTTTGAACAGGCATTTCAGGCTAAGGATGGAGAAGGCTCCAGAAAGCTTATATGGGCTGTAAAGTATGCAAGAGAGCTTGGAGCAGACTTGAACTATGCACTAGATCTTGTTCATCAAATCAGTTCCTACTGGGTAAAGCCTTTTCCTGAAGACAGGCTGCTGGCTTTAGAGAGGCAGATATCCAGATGGAACTGGCAGGAGTAGCATGAATGCATTTAAAAAAATAAAATGGTTCTTTGCCAACAGAATCTATCCATCAAGTGACATGATAGGCTATTTGGTAGGCAGCTTTATAGATGAAGGAAAGCTTATAAAAGAAAATGATTTTTATGCTTTCATAGAGTATAAAGATAATATTTATAAAGTATGGATTGAAAATTATCCATATGCTTGGCTTTCAAAATGTGAATCTATACCTAGAGAAAAATATGAATTTGAATATTCAATAGGGGAAACTGTATGGAATAAAGCTGTTCCACCTAAAAAAGTAGCCATGAAATTTGAAGACTGGTTATATAAAGAGAGAAAACGTCTTTTTGATGAACAAAATTCTATCGAAGAGACTGACAATACCCATCAAACTAATTTAAAGGAGACTGCTATGTCTAACGAAACTTCTTATGAATTCGAAACCTTTGACCGTGTTCTTGTTCGTGATTCTATTGATCAGGAATGGAATCCTGATCTTTTCATCCGCTTTGTCCCTGAAGACGAAGACGGTGATAAAGCAGAGTATCCTTACATTACTCTTACTTCCAAGTATCGCTATTGCATTCCTTATAATGAGGAAATGACTTTTACAAAGGCTACTGCTAAGACTAGTTTCAAGGAAGGTGATGCAGTTGAATTCCTCTATCTTATGAGAGACAAGTGGTTCCGTGGCACTCTTGCTGAAATTTCCACTAAGGAAAAGAAGGGTGACAGCTATATCTACCGTGTAGACTTCATTGATGAAGACGGAGACAAAGATTACCTTTGGTGCAAGCTTGACCAGCTTCGTGAAGCCTGTGTCGATACTAGCAGCAAAAAGGAAGAAGACGCACCTGTAGACTACAAGTTCAAGGAAGGCGAGAAGGTCTGGTACCGTGGCGACTACAGCAATGACCAGTGGACTACAGGCACTGTGGTTGCCATTGACCGTAACGATCCTGATCTTACCTATCATATCAAGCTCTTTATTAATGACATGACATGGTGGGTAAACGAAAACACTCTTAAGAAGATTGATGACAACCCGCTCTAGTCTACCAGACTGGGTTCAGGTACATGGCAAGGAAATAAAGAAGTATCTGTCTCTAAAGGACTTTCCAGAAGGATGTACAGGGTTCGTCTATAGAATACTATTTGAAGATGGAACCCTGTACATCGGAAAGAAAAGCCTGTATTCATTGCGTACTGTGAAGTCTGAGGCTAACAAGCGCAAGGATGCCATAGTAAGCATTAAGTTTAGAAATACAGGAAAGGGATTCAGGCAGAGATATGACATTATCAAGCTTGAATCCAACTGGAAGTCCTACAAAGGCAGTTCAAAGGAAGTTAAAGGCAGAAAGCCGGTAGAACGTGCAATACTGGCTTTCGCCTTTTCAAAACTTGAATTGACGTATCTGGAAGAAAAGAATCTCTTCAAGTACGATGCCATTGTAGATCCCAGCTACATTAACTCAAACATTGGAGGAAGGTACTATAGAGGTGCCATTCCTCAGGAGAGATTCGATGGTCAAGAAATCAGAAGTGAAGACTGAAGAAGTCAAGGAAGTAAAGTCTCCTGCAAAGCTTACGGCAGAAGAGCTTATGAAGAAGGCTATCAAAGCTAAGTGCATTGCATGCGTAGGAGGCTACCATGACAAGGTAGCTTCCTGCTCCTTCAAGGAATGTCCATTGTATGAGTACAAAGACTGAACTGGAAAAAGAGCTTAGAACCATCAAGAAAGCCTGCTACAACAAATGTGTTGACTGCTGCGGCAATGATGTGGCACAAGCACGTCTATGCAGCATCAAGGAATGTCCTCTGTACAAGTACAAGCCTAGGCACAGAGGTACCGAAAGAGAGAAGGATCGGTAGGCATAAAAGGAGGGGAGGTGATGGACCCCTCCTTTTTACAACGCTTCCGGGAGTAGACCGCCTCGCGATAGAGGCAGAGCCGAAACCGGAAGCCTAATTGTCCTCTTCAAATTTCTGCCGGAGTAGCTCAACGGTAGAGCAAGAGTCTTGTAATCTCAAAGTTGCAAGTTCAAGTCCTGCCTCTGGCTCTCATATTAGGAGAATTCCATGAAACTTCTTAAGCTATGTTCCATTGCATTGATTGTCGCTATGGCAGGAAGTCTTGCATTAGCCGACTGTGCAGATGCACGAAGAGGAAGCTATATAAGAGTCATGCGTATGATGACTAGAAAAGCTCCAGCAAGAACTTCTAGCCATTGGGGAACTGCATTCAGTTCAATGGGAGGAGCTGCAGCTGGAACTGTAGTTGGAGAGACTGTCTACGATGCATTGAAAACTGATCCATATGAAAATCAGCAGGATGTGATAAGTCAATGCAAGGAAGGCAAAGAATGCAGACTAGATAAGGAACATGAATAGAACCTTAAAGTGCATTAGGTTATGTTTAACAATCTTTTTCAGGCAGCAGCGAACTACTTAAATGAGCACTACTGCTTAAAAGTCCTGACTCCAATCCTCCATGACCGGATACTTGAGTGCTATAGGAGTAGAGGAGGTACGGCAACTGAAGCACGGAAGTCGTACATTGCTATTAGAGTGCTCTTGAAATATAGAGCACTCTTTTTTTATCAGGAAAACCACCAATATGGAGATAACGATGGAAGCTGAAGAACTTAAAGAGAAAGATACATTTATTCCTTTTGCAGTAGAGATTCATGAAACTCACAAGTGCAAAGGCAACGTAGTATGCCATATTAATGGAAACAACTATAAGGTTGAATATGAGTATGATGTTACTATGGATGACCTTAATACCTTCAATATATCAGGCTTTAATTTAGATGAAGCATATAGACACCTAGATGAAATAAAGAAATTTATTAAGAATCAGCTTAGAAGCTATCTCTGTAAATTTTAGGAGGATTTCATGAGTGAACCAATTAATGTCAACTGTTTCTTTGCAAATGTAAATGAACTGCATAAATGCACTGGTTCAGTCATCTGCACTATTAACGACTATCCATTTCTGCTAGAATACGAATTTAACATTAAAAACAATAATATTACTATCAATGCAGAGAATATCCCTGTTTCATGGTACGATGCTCTTGGTCCTATTAAGGAATACATAAGGAACACAGTCTATGACAAGCTCTCAGCCGCTGCATGTAAGCTTCAAGAGCACGTCTAGCACATACTGGGGAAGCAAATGGCTTGAAAGCCTTCCAGACCTGTTTGCTGCTGACTTTGAAGTGGCTCCAAGAGCAGATGGCTCTCAAAAGAAGATGGATCAGTGGAGACTGGATAAGTTCTCTCCTGTTCTGTCTAGAGAAGAGAAGCGTCTGCTTAAGCAATCAGTCAACAGTACAGGTCTATCACATCCATCATTAACTACAGTTACCCATCTGTCAGTGGCATGGTCTGACCACGATGCTTATGTTCTAGTCTGTGAAGACCCTAACATGGTAGACATGCTAATGAGATTTCTTGTCAATACAGACAAGACAATGCTCTTTCATAACTTTGGTTATGATGGAGGCATAATCTACTACTATACTCATAAGCTTCCCAAGCATGTAATAGACACTCAGCTTCTAGCTAAATCTATTCTCAACAATGCAGACCATCTCAAGGGAGAAACTGGCTTGAAAACATTAATGTCCTACAAGTATTCCAAATGGGGACTGTCTAAAGACAGTTTCACTCTTGAAGAGCAGAATAAGGATTATATGCTTGAATATTCAGCTACTGATGCCTGTGCAACTTATGCACTGTATCAGGACATACTCAAAGACTTGGAGGCATGGAAGATATGAATGAAATGTCTGAATATCTACCTATTCCTAGACCTATGGAAGTGCCTCCTGAACAGGATGGCAAATGGTTCTATGACCATATAGTTTCAATGCTTCTTCCGGATATTATTAAAATGCAAAATGCAGGCATTCCAATAGACCTTTCCAAAGTCAGAGTTCTAGAAGATACCGTAGAAGACGTATTAGCTAACGTACAGCATACTATGCTTCAGAATCCTCTTATGCAGAAGTTTAGACAGGAACAATCTGCAATGTCTCAAGCTGTAAAATGCACTAGCATACAGCAGAAGGCAAAGACTGTAGAAGACTTCACTCCAAAGGAATGCAATCCATCTAACAAGATTCATAGAAGCTATCTAGTTAATCAGAGACTGAAAGATACGAATCAAATGGATTACTATCAGCCTGAATGGACTCTAAAAGATCTGAAGCTTCTTCTAAAGGTACATAAGGATCCTGTTCTTTCTCTTTTATTGGAAGAACCTGAGCATAAAAGCTTAGACGATTTAAAGCATAGAGCAATGCTTAAGCTAGCTTCAGACAAGTATGATATTTACTATAAGAGCAAAATAGAGCCTAGGCTTACCAAGGCTATGACTGAAGAAGCAGAAGAATTCAATTGTGGTTCTGCAAAGCAGAAGACGGAATTCTTCTCCTCTCTTGGCATACAGTCTGAAGCTACTACTGGCAAAGGCAATCCCTGCTGGAACAGGGATGAACTGGAGAAGCTTAACAAGCTTCTAGATACTTTAATTGAGCAAGGAGAACAGAATGGAAACAAAGAATGTTCTTAGTCAGGCATTGGACATCATTTCTGGCAAACGTGGTGGATATCCTGAAGATGTATTTGTCTTAATATCTAGATACTGGAGTACTTTTCTAGGCATAGACATACGTCCTAGAGACGTAGCCGTAATGATGATGCTGTTAAAGATAGCTAGAATCCATCCAGATCTAGACCAGTGGAATCAAGACAATGCAGTGGACATTGCAGGCTATGCTTATTTTGCTGATATGTACAGCTGGCTTAAGCCTAACGAAATCTTTGATGAAAAGAGTGATGAACTGTAATGCCTATAGTAAGCGATTTGTCTCTGGAAGAACTGAAACAGCTAAAGGAAGTAGTTAATGCTATGCTAGATTACAGCAATGCAGCTATCATTAGAAACAACTTCATTAAAGCTTTCTATGACAATACTGTTAATGGGAGGCTGTACGGTTCTTTCAAACTGTTTGGTACTAAAACATTTCGTCTCACTTCTTCTGCTCCTAATTTATTAAATGCTCCTTCCACTGGTTCTGTCTATGCAAAGCCAATCAAACAATGCTTGTCTACAGACAAAGACCATTTAATCTATCAAGTTGACTTCTCTGCTCTAGAAGACAGGGTAATAGCCAATCTGTCCAGAGACAAGAATAAATGTGCAATCTTCACTCAAGGCATAGATGGTCACTGTTTGAATGCCTACTACTATTTTACAGATGAAGTAGAAGCCATTCTTCCTAGAGAAGAAGGAGAAGACCTCTATGCATTCGTAAAGAGATTTAAAAGAGAAGTAGACAATGGCAATAAGGCATTGAAGGCTATACGCCAAAAGTCTAAACCAGTTAGCTTCGGATTAAACTACGGCGCATATCCTGAGAAAGTAGCTTCTTCCATTAAATGCTCTCTAGAACAGGCAGAGAATATCTTTCATAGATATCACGATGAACTGTACAAGGGAGTAGACAAGATGAGAAGCACTGTTCTAGTCAAGGCTAAAAGCAAAGGTTATATCCCATTAGGATTAGGATGCAGAATCACTACAGACCATCCTGAAAAGGAAATACGGACAGTGTTCAATGCCTGTTCGCAGTTCTGGTCAATTCTATCTCTTCTCTCTCTTCATAGATTCAATGAAAAGATAGCAGAGAACCATCTAGAAAATAGAGTGGAAGTTATCTCTTCCATCTACGATGCTCTCTATATTCACATTGACAAGGATGCAGAGCTAGTTAAATGGGTAAATGATACTATCATCCCTATAATGACTGCAGACTTTCTGGAAGACCAGATAGTTCATAACGAAGCAGTAGGAGAGATAGGCTACAACTGGTACGACACTGCAGAGGTTCCTAATGGAGCCTCCCTAGAAGACATAGAGAATGCAATAGCTTCTCTGGAGGATAAATGCTCAACCCAACAGTAACAGACGTTTCATATGTAGAATTTGGAGTATCGTCTAACCGTACTCTAGCTCAGGTATGTTTTAAAAAGCTTACAGACACTGCCATTCCCTTCAAGTATTCCCGTGAAGGAGATGCTTGCCTAGATATCTATTCGGATGTAGATATCGTAGTTTATCCTCACGACACTACCATAGTTCACTCCAACATAGCCGTGCAGCTCCCCAGAGGCTATCACGGCATAGTAAGAGGAAGAAGCGGTTTAGCGTCAAGAGGACTGTTTGTTCATACTGGAACCATAGACGAAACCTATCGTGGCAGCATTGGAGTTATCATGCACAACTCCAACGACTATGAATTCAACATCTCCAAGGGAGACAGGATAGGCCAGTTCTGCATAGAGAAATCCTATCTCATGCAGATGATTGAAGTTCAGACATTAGACTCAACTGAAAGGGGTGCTGAAGGCTTCGGCAGTTCAGGCACCCGATAGGAGGTGCAATGGCAAAAGCTAAAATGTGCAGGCTGTCCGAATCACAGCTAAAAACTAAACTAGACTTCATCGACAGCTATATAGGGGCTTCCAATGCAGCTACTGGAAGCACCTTTGACGCTAACAGCAATGTATCCAACAAGAACGTAGCTACCATGCTTGCTGAATTAAACAAGGATATCAACATTCAGGTCAAGAGAGGCTTGGTAACTAGAAAAATTAAGGAACTGTATGGAGATGAGATTGCTGAAACGTATATTAAGCAGCTTGAAGACCACCTTATTTATGCTCATGACGAAACTAGCGCCTTTCTTCCCTATTGCGTAGCTATTTCCATGTATCCGTTTCTCACGGATGGACTGAAAGCATTTGGTGGGGAATCCAAGGCACCTAGGCATCTGTCTTCATTCAATGGCGGATTCATCAATCTTATCTTTGCAATATCTTCCCAGTTTGCAGGAGCAGTAGCTACCGTAGAATACTTCCTGTGCTTCGATCACTTTGCAAGAAAGGACTATGGAGACGACTATCTGGATACGCATGAGCATGAAGTGACTCAGGAGCTTCAGCAGACTGTGTATGCTCTTAACCAGCCTGCATCTGCACGCGGTTTTCAATCCGTGTTTTGGAACGTGTCAATCTTTGACAAGTTCTATTTTGATTCCCTGTTTGGAAACTTCTATTTCCCAGACGGAGACAAGCCTAAATGGGAATCCGTAGACAAGCTGCAGAAGTTCTTCATGAAATGGTTCAACAAGGAACGTACCAAGGCTCTTCTTACTTTCCCTGTAGTAACCGTAGCTCTTCTGCACGATGGACATAGTGTACTGGACAAGGATTATAGAGAATTCACTGCACAAGAACTATCTGAAGGCAATTCTTTCTTTATCTACACTTCAGATACTGTAGACAGTCTCTCTTCCTGCTGCCGTCTCAGGAACTACATTGGAGACCAGCTGGAAGAAATCAAAAATGACTTCTCCTATTCATTGGGAGCAGGAGGAGTTCAGACTGGTTCAATGAACGTAATATCTCTCAATCTGAATAGATTCACTCAAGACGTATATTCCAGAATAAATCCTGTAGTAGACGTAAGAGATGATCTGGTTCCTGAACTGAAAAAACAGATATTCCTCATGCACAAGTATCAGCTAGCTTACAGATCTCTGTTCAAGGATCTGCAGGCAGGAGGAATGCTTCCTGTATACGATGCAGGCTACATTTCCCTTGACAAGCAGTTTCTTACCATTGGCATCAATGGTCTAGTGGAAGCTGCAGAAGCATGCGGAATAGAGCCTTCCAACAATCAGGAATATAAGTCGTTCTGTGCAGCCATTCTTGAAGCCATCAGCGACTGCAACAAGGAAACATGCAGGAAGCATGCAGGAGTTAAAATCAACACTGAAATGGTTCCCGGCGAATCCCTTGGAGTCAAGTTTGCCCAATGGGACAAGAAGGATGGATACTATGTTCCAAGAGACTGCTACAATTCCTATTTCTTCCCATCTGAATCTGAAGACATAACCATTCTTGACAAGATGGTTCTTCATGGAAAGGAAATTGTAGACTATCTGGATGGAGGTTCTGCATGCCATCTTCAGCTTGAAGAATATCCAGACAAGGAAACCTATGAAAAGCTTCTGGACATAGCTGCACAGGTAGGGTGCAGCTACTGGACTACCAACGTGAAGATTACAATCTGCAACCAGTGTGGACATATCGACAAGCATACCTTGAAGTACTGTCCTTCCTGCGGTTCTGCAGACTTGGACTATGCCACTAGAATTATCGGCTATCTAAGGAGAATATCAAACTTCTCCAAAGACAGGCAGATAGAGGAGTCTAAACGGTATTACCATGGACATGATGGATAAAAGGATACATGGAACGTTTCAAATAGTCTTTGCATGCTGCTTTCTGCTTGTTCTCATAGCCTCCTTAATGATGCTTGGATATTTAGGATATGAGACAGTTCAGGAAACCTTAGGATGCAAAGGAGACAAGCTATATCTCATGATAATGGCATGCATGACCATACTGCCGGGATGCATAATGCTAAGCATCATAACTGTACGCATGTGGTTCAATCCAATAAAGGAAATGATAAGTGATGGCATGGAGGAAATAAGAAACTCCAGAATATCCAAGTCAAAGGAAATAGTTCCATATGTAATAGAGCCTGAAGTGCTTGAAGACGATCCGAACATTCTGCTCAGCAAGGCGATCTACAGCCAGACTCAGGAACTGCTTTCAGCACTAAAGAAAGGATACCCTTTCTGAGCCCTGCAGTGCCCCTAGAATGCTCTGTTTAAGCAGAGACGTATGATTTATCATAAAACGCTCCAAAGTCGCTTAGAAACGATTCTGGAGCGTTTTTAAGGCATATGGAGGTATGCCATGCTAAGCTACTTTGACTGCGATATATACCTTAATGAAATACCGAAAGAGATATCTCTTGGCATATCCTTTACAGGCTGTCCAATTCACTGTGAAGGATGCCATTGGGAGCCTCTATGGGATGACAGGCTTGGAACTCCATTCACCTATGAAGCTTTATCCTACATGCTGGAAAGGCATGACAAAGCTACCTGTGTTCTCTTCATGGGAGGAGAATGGGACAGTTCTCTTATAAACTTCATAAAATATGTCAAAGGAGGCTATCCTGAAAAAAAGACTGCACTGTACAGCGGACAGGAGCTAGCCTTCTTTGAAGGCACCGAATATATGGACTATCTGGACTATCTCAAAGTAGGTCCCTATATGAAGGAACTTGGAGGACTGCAGTCTCCCAATACCAATCAGAGACTGTTCAAGCTAGACAATGGAGAAATAGAGGAGGACTTAACCTTATGGCTACAAAAAAATACAGCCAAGATTCAATGACTGCACTAATATGCAGAATAATATACAATTTATTTGAAAAGCATGCAGAACCTGATTCTGATCTTAAGGAAGACTTGGAATTAGATTCACTAGATAGAATGGATATTCTTGTAGATGTAGAAAAAGAGCTAGGCTACGAAGAGAATGAGCTTTCATTCAACAAGGAGCAGCAGAAGGCATTTGCTGAATGCAAGACTCCTTCAGACTTAGCCAAGTTCTTTCTGGAGATATACAATGCAAGACTGCAGTGATCTGTTTCAATATGAATCTCCCAGCATTCCTGAAGGATGCATAGGAATATCACCAAGCGGTATATATAAGTTCTTCGACTATCCTCCTGTATGGTACAGGGAGAATTTCTTAGGAGAAGAACCAGAGTTTAAAGGCAATACTGCTTCTGTAACTGGAACTATATGCCACTACATCTATGAAAAGGTATCCAAGGGAGAACCTGTAGACAGGGAAGGGATAAATGCACAACTCATAGCTGAAATGTCAGACAATCCTGATGTCAATATAGATGAAGTGATGGCAACCTATCCTAGCGTAGCTATGGCTGTAGTGAACGAATATGTTCTAAAGCATCAGACAAAGAATCTATGGTTAGAAGAGAAAATAGCTGTAGAATACAGAGATGGAATCTATATCAAGGGAACTTATGACAGGCTTGAAGGCACTATACTGTGCGACTACAAGAATGTCTCCAGAGTTCCTAACGAACAGTTTCCATTCAAGTATCTAATGCAGATGATGGCCTATGCTTGGGCATTGAGAAAGACTGGCAAGATAGTTGACAGTCTAAGGCTCATATACGGCATTAAGCCTACCAAGACTCTTCCTGCCAGATGTCTAGTTGCAGATAAAGCCATAGACTATGAACTAGAACAGCAGTTCAAAGACTGCATGGATCTCATAGCAGATACATGCTTAAAGGCTAAGGAAGATCCTTCTCTTGTATACCTTCTGTTCAAGTCAATGAAACTAAAGGAGGCATAGATGCCTGCAAAGATTCTTATCATTGGACGTTCAAATGTAGGAAAGACTACTTTGCTGAAGTCTCTGAAAAATGCTCTTGTCATAGCAGATGATGGAAAGCCTTTCAGTCTTCCTATGGCTCATGTCAACATAGTGGAGTTTGAAGGAATCAATTCATTTCTTGATACCGTGGAAGAAGCGGTAGGCAAGTATGCAGACAAGTTTGGACAGACTCCAGACACTATCTGCTTTGATTCTGTATCCAGAATCTTCACTGACATAGAGACGTTCAATTCAAACAAGTACAAAGGCTTTGATGTATGGAGCAATGTCAACAAGGACGTAAATGCATTCTGTGAATGCATTAATCAGCTGAATGCCAATGGCTTCAACGTAGTTCTTATTGCTCACTGCTCCTATGATGAAAAGACAGGAAACTACTCTGAGGTAGCAAAGGGTTCCTTTGCAAAGCTTGGAGGATTCATATCAACGGTAGATGAAGCAGTCTATCTGGACATGCAGGGAACAAAGAGAATCATCCATCATAGAGGAAGCAACATGTGCAGGACTCTTATTGATTCTCTTCCCGACAAGGAACCTGTAGAACAGTTTAATCTGCAGGAATATCTCAACCTTTTACAACAGAAAGCTGACAGCATTGCTGATCAGTGGAGGATTTAGCTATGGCATTTTTCAAGGTTAAAAAGGACGCAGAAGCAGTTCGCGATACTGACGGCAATGGCAGCAAGTACATCAACAAGTCTGGCATCTATGACATTCTTATCAAGGAAGTCATTGTAGACAGGTCTCCATCCGGTTCTGAGTATATCAATCTATTCTTTGAATATGACGGTCAGCCTCAGACCATCTATACTGCAATCCGTCTTACCAACAAGGATGGTTCAGAGAACTTTGAGGCATCTCTGTTTAACAAGCTCTGCATCATTCTAGGTGGTGGAGAAGAGATTGAAATTGACGATCCTGTTGAAAAGAAATGTCCTATCGGTGCTGGTGGTGCAATGAAGGACTGTGCTGTTCTTGAACAGTTTGAAGATGCTCCCATCACTGTCAGGATTCAGATGGAGTATTCTCTTTATAATGGAGAGATTCAGCAGAAAAAGCGTATCAAGAACTTCTTTGATTCCATTACGCATCTAACTGCTTCTGAAATCATTAATGGTTCTGAAGAAGCAAAGCAGTATGAGAAGGAAATGGCCTATGCTGACAAGACTGTTTACAAGGATGATCTTACCGAAACTGACATACAGGACTGGATTAATTCTCGCAGGAGTGGTAGAGACACTTCTGCTAAGGCTGCTTCAAAGCCAGCTGCAGGAAAGAGATCATTCTCAATCAAGAAATAGATAATGATAAAAGTATAGAATAGAAAGAACAACATGCCTTAGCAAAGCCTCCTATAGCAATATAGGAGGCTTATTTATTTGGGGGTTCTTATGGAGAAAATGACTACTGAACTGCTTATGAAGCTCTATTCTGACGGCATAGTCAATGCAGCAGAAGCTTTCTATACCTGTTCTGGAGAAGACTATAATGATTTCATGGTTATGCTAAGCAAAACTAAATTCTCTGAAAACAGTTCATATATTCTAGCTGCACTACTTACCATGACGGAAGATGATCTTGCGAATGCATGCAATGAAATTGCAGAAATTCTGAACAGCGTATCTTCAGAAAATCAGAAAGAGCAGATTAATAGTGCCGTTGATGCTGCCAAGTCTGTAATGGAAGCAAACATGCCTAAAGATAATGAAATGCTTACTCCAAAAGAGATGGCAGAATACATCAAGACTAATTTTAACATTAAGTGCAGTGCACAGATAATTAACAAGGCTTTAATCAATCTAGGCTATCAGGTAAAAGATCCTATCGTAAGATATTGTCCTACTGCCAAGGCATACAAGGAAGATGTCTACCAGTATGAAATGGTAAGCAAACATTCCACTCTTAAGTGGAGTGTTGCTCTTGCAGCTAAGATTCTAGGAGTTATCTAATGCAGTTCAATACAGTTAAGTATATCTATCCAAAGCCTTCCTCCTATCCGGGACAGCATAGTGCAATGTATGTAGGAGAAGACAATGTAGAGAAATTCAGCGATGAATTCTACAGGCTGCATCTCGAATCGTATCTTCCATGTGCTTCCATTGCATATTCCGTCAATCCTCCCAACTCTTCAGGAGAGGTATATGTAGACGTAGGCTTTGCATTAAGAAATCCTGAAGACAGATGGGACAGGAAGATAGGCAGAATTCTTGCACAGCAGAGGCTTGATGAACTGAAGGCAGGAGGAACAGGAAAATATGCCTTTTCCTTTGACTTGAAGGAAGCTCTAAAGCATACTTTCGGCTACATCAATGATACCATAGATGTACGAAAGTTTGCTCAATGGGAAGCACTATCCTATGGAGCTCTTCAGGACATAATTGTAGATCATGTAGAATCATGGAACAGCTATCTGCATGGATGGGAAGAAGATACAGACGTACTTTTTGACATTGTAAACTATGAGGGTAAATCATGACGCATGAAGAAGCATTTGAAAAAGCAATGGCTCATGTAGCCGAATGGGAAGGAGTATATTCCAATGACAAATATGATGCAGGCGGAGAAACTAAATACGGAGTCTGCATGGAATTTCTTAGAGACCTAGGCACTAGAGGAGGCGGTGACATCAACCATGACGGTGTTGTAGACCGCAGGGATGTCATTGCAGTCACTAAGCAGGATGCTAAGGAAATCTTCAAGAAAGAATTCTGGGACAAGCCTAGGCTTGAAAGGTTTCATCCCATTGTTGCAATGATGATGTTTGACAGCAATGTAAACTGTGGATGCAGACAAACTAACAAGCTTCTACAGAGAGCTGTAAATGCTGCAGATGACGGCATTATTGGTCCCAAGACTATTGCTGCAGCAGAATCAATGCCTGTATCTCAGATTATTGCCAGATTCTGTGACCAGAGACGGAAGTTCTATAATGGACTAGCTGCAAAGAAACCTACCCAAAAGAAATTTCTAAAAGGATGGCTGAACAGGACTAATGCATGTGAACGTCTTGCAGTTAAGTGCCTGTAGGAGGGTCATATGGTATTAGATACTTTAAAGCTAATGATTAACAAGATGCTTGATAAAGGAAAAGAAATTGACGACAAGACAGTAGACATGAGAACCTTCATGGAATGCCTTCAGGAAGTAAGGCAGATGCTTGAAGAGCCAAAGCTCATGATTGAGATGAAGTAGATAAAAAGAAACCCCCTCTGAAAAGAGGGGGTTTATTTTATTACCTTCTTTCTAAACCAGTATGCTGTTTATTTATTAATTCATAATTTGAAGGATATTCTATAGATGAAGAATATTCAGGTCTTCTAGGATCTAAAAGAATATATCCTTCTTCTCTTTCATCAAAATATCTTTGAAGAGGTTTATTGCCATGCATGTTAGCTCTACCAGTTATGTATCCACCTATAGCTCCATCTCTAGCCATTTGTCTTACTAGTCTTTGTCCTTCAGGAGATAGACTTCTATAATAATTTCTTACATCAGGCTTATTTAAATCAAGGTCTATCCATTGTCCTACTTCTCCAGTAGGTCTAGCAAGACCTAGCATTCTTTCATCGCTAATAAGAGCTCCAGTGCTAGGAGTAAAATGGTTCCATTTCTTTCCAGAATCATCCAAATGACCATTGCCTCCTACGGCACTATTCTGCTGTCTAGCTAAATTATGCTTAACAAATCCATTTAAGTTATAGTCATAAGAATTACCCGGATAGCTAAAATCTTTGCCTTTATTTGCTAGCCATGCATACTTAGTTGCTAGTTCTCTAGGAGTAAGCCTATCGTTAAAAGCACCATTTAAGTAGCTGGTAGAAACTGTATCTGAATAATCGTCAGACAGATTTGAAGGATACAATACCTCCTCTGGTTTTGCTAACCCCCATTTAAAGTATGGATTAAATTCATATTCTTTAGCCATTACAACTCACTAGCCTCATCTACTAGGTTCTTAATATCAGAATCGGAATCATCTACTTCATCAGGAGCACTCTTCCTTCTCTTCTTCTTTTTCTTCTTGCCAGACTGCTTTTTGTCTTCAACAGAAGCCATTAGTTCATCAGGACTTGCACCTAGCTCATCTTTAACTCCATTAGGAATTTTTCTCTTGTCTACAAGACCTTCACTAGATTCAAGATCAGGAATCTTTTCTATGTCTGGCAATTTATCCATGTTGCTTAGTGAATTTTTGCTATAGTCCAAGATAGGCTCATCAGGCATCTTGTAAGGCTGTTTCTGATATCTTTTAGCATCATTGCTACCTGCTAATCCTTGCATGTATTTATCCTCCTAGAAAGGCCACCAGTTTGCTGGATTGTATGCACCAAATGCAGGTGGAAATACCAAGTCAGCAGCATTGCCCCATGGAGTATGGAATATGGCTCCATAGTTTTTGCTTAGTGGCATTTGTTCAAATATGTTGTCAGGCGTATCGAAATGAGCATTGGCAGCCATCATACTAAATGCCATTAGTGGCCGTCTAGTGGTTGTTCTGCGTATTACTCTCTGAATTCTGAAAAAGTATTTTGTAAAGAATGTCAAGCCTACTGCATTGACGTAGTTCATAGCTTTGGACTGAGGAGAATCGTAGTTGATGTAGTCGTCTCTTATCTGCTGAATAAGAGCAGTCTCATACTTTCTCTTCATGTCGGCATTGCCTCTGAACGATTCAGGCATCTGCTTCATTCCAATGCGGTAGTCGGTACATCTGGATACAAAGTCTGAATACTGGGTCATTGCATAGATGAAGTCATAGAGAGGAGTTCCTTCTCTCATGTAGAGCTGTCCTGCAATCTTTCCTTTTACAGTCTTCATGTCGAATGCATCGCCTAAAGCAGACTTGGCTATTTTCTGCATCTTTGGATTGTCGCTAATGTATCTAAGCATAGCCTTCATGGCATCCTGATCCTTCTTGCTGTTGTCTTCTACAACTGCAGAGAAGAGTCCTGCCTGAACTAGCTTGTGAATAGGATTGTTCTCCAGAGCAGATCTTAGCCTGTTAAGCTTAGCCTTTTCTGATGCAGTAGCTTCTCCAATGTCCTTCTTGATATCCAGTCTGTTGATTTCCTTTTCCGTCTGCATGTACTTGATTACTAGCTGCAGATTCTCGGTATCCATAGCAGCTGCAGTAACTGGATTATGTCCATTCATTATATGGAACAGATAGTTGGATACGGCATTGCCTACTAGTACCTGAGGCTTCTTGAATACGATAGCTACCTTGGCAAGAGTGGCTACTGCCTTGGCAATGTTTTCAGCTAGCCTAATGCCAAATTTGGCAGCTCTCATATTTTCCTTCTGCATTACCTTGGCATCTGCAAGAGAAATGTCAGGAGTGCCAAATATCTGATAGAGCCAGTCTTCCCTAACCCATAGACCGTCTCCATTCTTCTCCAGTCTTCTCATAGCTTCCCTCATTTCTTCTGGAATGATAGCAGCAGGAACGTCTGGAGCAGCAAATTCAGAGTCAGGATCAATTCTTACTCTTACATACTTGATGTCATGCTTGTTTCTAAGCTCCTTGCTTCCAAGCACTACTTCGCCAAGATTTTCAAACTGTCTCCTAGCTCTATGGGTATCTGGATCCATGTTCTTTTCCATGTCGTCTATAAGGAAATGAACTATGTTGGTATTCTGTCCTCCTGCACTTGTCTTGACAGTATTTGTCATAGCCATCTTGGACATGACATCGCAGATATTGTTGTTTCTGTTCATGACTGCATCCTTGAAGTCGTTAAACATGGTAATGCGGAAGTCTGTTACGTCTCCATTAGGACTAATTACAGGAGTATAGTAGGAACCAACTAGTCCTCTATTGTCGAAATCTTCATAGCTAAGACCGTCTAGAGTTTCCATTCTAGCCTGCATCTTGGTTCTAATGAAGTGAGCCTTCTTTATCTGCCTTGTAATGTAGTCTCTTCTGTCTCCTATAATATGCTCGTTGCTTTCCATGAAGGAGTTAAGAGACTGGCCTATAGCTCTCTTTCCTGTAATCTGAAGAGCTGCACCTTGCCTATGCTGTGGAGTAGTTACACTCTTGATGTAGAATCCCATTACAGCATTGGTCATGCCGTCTACAGGAAGCTCTGTATTGAGCTTGTATCCATCGTCAGCCATAGCTTTTACTGTAGCAGGATCTACAGGAGCTACTGCATAGTCCTTGGTATCGTCTATGATAGAGGAATGCCATCCCTTAATCATGTGAGCTCTTTCAATGTAGCCTGCATCAAATGCCTTGCCTATAAGGCTTCTATGGCATTCCAGTACAGTCTTCAATCCCTTTGAATTCATCTTGGAGATAGCTAGCCTATGGCTAGGATCAGCATTCTGCATGGCAATAAGAGAAGTTAAGCAGTCGATATGGCCTATAAGCTTCTCGTCTGCCTTGTCATTCTTCCAAGTGCAGAGGAAGCCTCTGGCAATGGCATAGGCATTGAGGCACTGTGCAGGATTGCCTTTGTTGGTATTCATGAAGTGGGCAAGACCAATGCACTGGTTTCTAGTCCATGTAGTCTTTTCTCTGCCATGCTTGTCATTCTCGTAATGCTTTGCAATGGCAGCTTCATGAGAAGCAATGGCTTCCTCTATGCCGTCACCGCTGGACAGCTTCTGTATCTCTTCAATGGAATATCCATTTGTAAGAAGAGACTGCAGATCGCATGCTACGCCTATCTTGGTGCAGGCTATGGAGTCTTCGTCAGATATGGTTCCTCCAAAGGAATCTAGGATATTGGCAGCATATGCAGCTCCTGCACCTCTGGACATTCTGTCTATGTTGTTTCTAAGAGAAGCTAGCCCTTCAAGCTGTCTAGTAGCGTCATCCTTGTCGGATATGTCTCTGATAAAGTGTGCAAAGGTGCTTCTCTGTCCAAGAGAGCAGCAGTCTATGAGAGTGTCTGCCAAGGCTACTCTCATGTTATGGCTGAATGGACACATCAGAAGAGTCTTCAAAGTATCCATTTTACTGGAACCTTCTGTAATGCCTTGAGCTCTGATAATCTCTTCCAAGCTCTTGTAGGTACGTTCAAACCTGTTGGATACTCCGCCTAGGTCGAATGCCCATTTAATTTTGTCGGATACAAAGTCGTTTACAGGCTTGATTACCTGAGCAGCAGAGTTGAGAGCTTCAAATACGTTTTCAAGCTTGGACAGCTTGCCGTTCTGCATCTTGTTGGCAGCATAGGCATTGGCATAGCTTATCTGCACAGTAAGATTTCTCATGGCATCATAGATAGAGCCTTGCCTCTTGGATTCCAAGCCAAGAGTGCCCATAGTACGCAGTACCTTGCCTTTAGATTCTTCATTGCCAAACATAGCCTTGAAAATATGCTTGACTATGTAGAATATCTTTTCAAAGAAGTTCTTGCCTCTATACTCCTCGCTATAGGCAGATGCATCCATGCCCTTTAGAAGCTTAATCATTCTAGGATCGCTAAGAGCATTGGCAATAAATTCTTGGAAGCCTCCTAACGTATCTTTGTCAGTACTGTTGAACATGTAGTCATAGTACTTTTGAGCAGATTCATCAGCTAGCTTCTTCTCTGCTTCAGTTAAAGAATCATAGTTATCTGGTCTGAAGAATGTATAGTCAATCTTGTCAGCAACAGCATTATAGAATTCTCTAAGAACACTTACTTCTCTGGTAACGCCATACAGATCAGGATTAGCTATAGCTTCACTGACAGCAGGGTGAATCATTTCATGCATGTACACTGCTGCAGCGGAAAGCTGTCTGGAAGCTAGCCTGTTCTTCCTATCAGCTTCATTGGCAATAGCTGTAGGCTTAATTACAGTTACTCTTCTCTGACTTCCATCTCTGCCTGTAAAGTATACGCCTTTAGCTTCAGCATCCTGCTGGGATACAGCTTCTTCGTACTGAAGATTAGTGAACCTTTCAGGATTAATTTCATTAAGAAGTTCCTGAGCCTGCTTCAGATACTCTTCATCATTCTTTACTGGACCTTCAGCTTCATCCCATTCATTTAGAGACTGGAATATCTTGGCTCTTCCTTCCTTAGAGGAATTAGCTTCCTGTTCTATTCTCTGAATGTCATATTTATCCTTCCATGCAGAAGCTCTGCTACCTAAAGCACTAGACTCAGCTTGAGCCTTTTCCTGTGCAGTAAGAGTGGATACTTCATTGCCTACACCGGGTACTTTAGCTGTTCCAGCTATGGTATATTGACCTCCTGTATCACCACCTAAGTTAGCAAGAATGATTTGATCATTGCTGTTAAAAATCTCTCTTTTAATATTTCGCACTAACTTGCTAAGTTCAATTACTTCATGCTGCACTTGACCATAGGTAGGATTAAACAATTTTGAACCAAATCTTTTTGGATTTAAAGGAGCTCTAAAGTCAAAATCTGGAATACCGTTCTTTTCACATATTTCAAGAGAAGTTTTTTTCATTTGATTTAGAGCAATAGCAACTATCTCAAATGGATTGAAATACTCGCATACTTTAGCAAGAGCTTCATTAAAGCCTTGGTCAAGGAACTTGCCATCTTTTGCAGACAGTACAAAAGCATCATGGATAACGGTAAGATACTTCTTTAACTGAAGCATATGATCCATAGTATGCTCTGCCAGTACGCCATCTACGAAGTGAATAAGCAGAACTGCCAGCATACGGTCACCAGAAGAAAACTCTGTTATGTCACCGTATGAATTGAGAGTATCGTTTTCAAATTTGTAGCCATCAGCTTCATTATCGCTTCTAGGAACGTATTCAGGCATAGAGTTGCCATCTATGTCTCTAGACTTGATAGGAGTAGCTGCAGAAGAGTTGCTTAGATCTGCAGACGCAGTATCAACAGATCTAATATTGGTGCTAACTACAGCACCTGTTTTAGGATTAACTTTGTCAGCATCAGTTTCAGGCATCTGGAATACTGGAAGAAGAGGTCTGCATATATTGTCTATAACTCTTACTTCCCTAGTTTTTAAGTCGGATATGCCCATGAAATTAACACTTAGCTTGTTTCCATTTTTAGCTACCTGAGATGCATATTTCTTTTTCAAAGACTGAATGCGAGACTTAGCTGCATCGCTAGCATCAGGATTGCCATCCTGTTCAATAAGCTTAGCTAAACGCTGCTTAATAAGAGCATTACGCACATGGGAATATAGCTTAAACGTAATCTTGGAAGCATTATTAAGATGTCTATTAGCTTTGCCATATGCACCAAATTTCTTGTCCAAGAATTTGGTTACAGCTTTACCAAAAGTACCACCTACTACAAGCTTATACCATTCAGCTACTGATATGGTATTATATACTCCTACCTGATCTCTAGCTATTGATTTAAACTTAATGGCATAAGGAGATTTAGCTCTTAAAGCTTTTACAAGTTTATCTATGGCACTCTTTTGATTTTTATAGCCTGTAACTCTTTGAGCTATGTCAGTCATGAAATTGAATATAGCATCAATTTCTTCCTTGCTTCTTTTACCTTTATATAGATCATAAGCTATAGGAGCTAATACAGCTTTTCCTTTAGAGCCATAAATACCTTGCTTATTATAAAGATTGACAAAAATCTTTATATGCTCATCCATAACAGCTTCACCGAATCTCTTTTCACAAGATTCATTTGAAGCATTGTAGCCAAAAATCATAATAATAGGCTTCATCAAGTTTCTTAAGACACTGGAAACTTTCCATAAGCCAGTTTTTGGATCTTTTTCTGGATGAGGAATAGCTGCTTCTACTGTTTTAATGGCACGATCTACATCAACTGCATCTATGCCTGCGTTGTCTACCTTTTTTCCAAAACTGTTTAGTTCTCTAGTATCATCTTCTTTATCATTAGATTCAACAGTGCATAAAGAATTAAAAGCTACTTCACCTAATGTCTCCTGTTTTTTCTCAGCTTCTCTCTTCATACTTTCGTATTCATTGACCATTTCAACAGCACCAGTTTTATAGATATCCAAAAATTCTGGGTCTGCCTTTAACTGATCAATAGAAGTATAGCCTTTAATTCTTTCCTTAAAAGCACTTGAGAAGTTAGGATTGTTCTGTATAAGAGCATGATTAAGATAACCAATCTTCAAGCCATATTCAGCTAATAGATCCTTGTCTAAAGGCATAAGTAAAAATTTAATTACATAGCCGGATGTAGTAGAGTCGTTCTCTACTGAAAGATACGAGCTGATAGTAGCTCCTTCAGTTTTTCCACCCTTAGCTAAAACAGCTTCAAGTCTTCTAACGCAGTGGTCTATAGCTACTACTGCTTGACCAAAGTTTTCAAATCCACCATTCCATCCAATTTTACTATACTTATCTGCATTAGTATCGCTATCGTTAAGAATAAGATCTCTCTGAATGCCTCTAAGAGTTTCTAGTCTCTTTTGTATATCAGCTATGTCTCCATTAACTACATCTAGACCAAGCAGTTTGCCTGCAAGAGATACGCCATTTCTGCTTTCATTCTCTTTAGAGCTGTAATAGGACTTAAGGCAGTCAAATGCCTGAGCTACAGCAAACAATTCACATTGAATGTCGTTTGCATCATTTAGGTCATATGCCTGATAGGTAGTTTCTGGCTGGCATAGGAAACGTGGAAATGCCTTGGAAGTCTGAGGATTCAAGGTATTGGTATCCATGAAAGAACGACCGTTGGCAGAACCAAAGTATCTAAAGAAGTATCCAAAGAACTTGCCTTCACTCTCCAAGTCTTTTTGCAGACGAGCATAGTCTAGGAAAGCATCAAGCTCTCTTTCAAGATTTTCATTCTTGCCTTTAATCTTGGTCTTCTCATCATAAGACAAATCATCAAAGTCATCGTCTTCAATTCTGCTATCCCATCCCATGCGAGTGAGAAGAAGCTTTCTCATCTTAGTTTCATTACCATCGCATGTTTTAAGAATCTCATCTAGAATAGGAGTATTGATATAGTAAGGAGCTTTACTTTCTTCATTTAATACTCTCATCCTATTTTCAGTAAGTTTAAAGTTAGGCTGCTTGCGTCTAGTAGGAGAGTTATGAACATCTTTAGCATTAAGCAAAGGAGTTCTTGTAAGGGTATCTCTACCTGCTTTAAACGACTTGGCACCAAACTTTTCTTCTCTAGTGTATACAGGAGCAGAATCTCCAAGATATTCACCTTTATCAGCAGTATCTACTACTGGACCGAGCCATAGCTCTTTTACTGCATTGTCAGTTTCTTGGGATTCATTGTACTTGTAGAAATATCTTACATTAGATTGGCCTAAGCCAAGATGAACAGCCTGTTCAGGCGTAATGTCCAATTCATCTAAATGACGGCTTTTAAGGTACTTGGATACTTCTCTTTGAAAAGCATCCTTTTCCTGCTGAGAAGCAGTAGGACTGGGAGCCGTAGGAAATTCTCCAGTGTATACTCTTGTAGACGTAATGAAACCAAGTTCTTCAGCTAAGAGCAGTCCTACGTTGCCTAATGCAGCTACGGAATTGTCATAGATAGTGTATGATTCTTCTTCTAGTTTATTTCCTCTCTTTAGTCCTAAGTTATCCATTATAAGATGACCAAGAGTAGTGGAAATATTCTTTTTAAATACACCATACTTGTTAGCTACTTTAGTGAATACCTGCAGATCCATAGGATCAATATTGTCTGGATTCATGCCAAAGGCACTAGCTATTTCTTCATTAGTTTTTGGGTTGAAAATGCTGGATACTGATCTATTGGCAAACAGTTCAGCTACGCCAAGAATAATAGCTACTGCAGTATTAGGATTAATCATGGCATCCATTATATAGGAAGATTTAAATCCCTTATAATTTCTACCAATCTCCATAGTGCTTAAATCAGGTTGATACAGAAGCTGCACATGTGGAGCATTTCTAAGAACATTATTAAGAATGCCATTCAACTCAGTTATAGGTACATACTTTTTCTTCTTAGAATCCCATCTAGTTAAAGGAGTATCTTTAGAGAAATGATAGGTAACAAGAATTTTGCTTAAGCTGTCTACAGCTAAAGCAACTAGCTTGCCTAATGGAGCATCTCTATAAAGAGGACTTTCTGGATCATCCTGATAGTCTCTCCAGTTGTCTGGAATAATGGAGTCAGGCAATCCATGCAAAGTCATGGAGGATTCTTTAGCACCAAATATGTTCCTTATATTTTTTATGTCTCTGAAAGCACCGTTAAGAGCCTTCTGAGACCATCTGGAAGTTATATGCTTTGGAAAATGCAGCTGATGATATTTTCTTTCCTGCTCTGCTTCTGAATCAGCTTCGTCAGTTTCTTCTGTACCACCTACAATAAGACGTTTTCTTAATTGTTCAGTAGTTTCATTTTCTCTAGGAGTATTCTCAATTTTGTCTCTTTTATTTCTTTTTGCTTCTGCTTCTCTGTCTAAAGCTTCATAAAAAGCTGTATTATACTGATCAGATAACTGAATATATAATTCATTATAGATGCTAGATTTTTCAGCACTAAGCTTAGCAGTTAATCCATAAGCATCTAAGATTTCATCAATAGCCTTAGCAAAATATCCAGAAGGTTGGTCTGGATCAAGATTCCAGTATTTTTTAATAACTTCCTGAATTTGAGCTTCAATAGCTGCTTCCTTTGGATCAGAAGACAGTTCTGGAAGAGTTACATCAATAGAAGTAGACGTAGAAGTAGTAGAAACAGAACTATTATCATTAGCAACAGCTTCTTTTAATAGTTGTTCATAGTCATGATATAGTTTCTGCAGAGTACCATAATATTTTGATATAGCAGGATCATTAGCATACTTAGATACTTCATCCATTCTATCAGATATTTCTGTTAGAATATTTCTAATGTCTTCAGGAAGAAGTGATTCATCTATTTCCTGATATGTATCAAGGAATTGCTGTAGATTCTGTTCTAATGTATATACATCAGAATTATCTATTTCAGGCTGATAGTCTTTAAGCTCTTCTCTTACTTCTTCCAAGATTCTAGGAAATTCAGTTTCCCATATGCCATTGCTTCCATTAGGTCTCTTATGAGTAAACTTGGCATTGCCTGTAGCGAGAAGCTCTTCTCTAGCTGAATCATTCTGCTTAAAGGATTCAAGAATAAGATTCTTCATTAGCTGAAGATTAGTTTTCTTGTCAGTACCTTTTCTACCTTGAATTTTAGTTCCTGCATTACTCCATCTAGGATCATTGTATATAGCTTCATCAAAGGAACCAGATTTAAGAGACTGATATGCATGTTCTACAGACTGATAGTGTCTGCCTTCATAGTCAAAAGGTCTAAGAGCTAAATTACTAAGATTGGCATTTTCTCCTGTAGCATGCCACACATTTAATGTTTCTAGTGCAGATTCTACAGCAACATTTTCATCTCCTTTGAATTCACCAGTAAACAAAGCATCAAATGCCTGACGAATTTCAGGAGACAGCTTATTCTTGCCAAGAAGAGATCTAATAGTTTTATAGATAGCCTTTAGCCATTTCTTGCATGCATCAAAAATGCTCTGCAGTTCAGGCTTAGGTGCTTTTCCTTCACGCATGTAGGCTTCAAAGTCTCTAGCAAATCTTTCCTGCACTCTAGTCCAGCTTTTAACTGACTTGTTGTCAGTACCATCAAGCAGACCATCAAAGCTGTACTGGTTCTGCAGAGTGCTCCATACGCTCTGCATCCATTTAGGAGCTTTGCCAGACTTAATAAGCTCTCTTACTTCATTAAGGAAAAAGTGAGATGTTTCATGCAGGGCAGTGCTTACATCACCTTTTTCAAACAAAGTAATAAGAGACTGGTTAGCTGAAATGGTAGTAGCACCCTTAGCTTCCTGTCCTCTTTTTCTTTGATAGTATTTTTCTAGAACTTTTACAGCCTTGTCATCAAAAACTACAAAGCATCTACCATCTCTTCCACCTTCATATGTAATGCCTTCAATGCCATAATTATTTAAAAGCAAAGAAGCTTGTTTAGATAAAGGTCCTATTTGACTTTCTCTAGCTTCATATAGTTTTCTGCGTAATGCTCTACGCTTTTCACCAGTGTATTCTTCTTTTATTTCTTTATAAGTATCTGTTTGTTCAAAAAAGAAATCTATAAGTTTATCATAAAGATTTCTTCCTGTATGCTGCTCCAAGTAATAAGGATTTGTATCAATAATTTTCTTTATAGGTGGAATTTGCTTTATAGCTTCTATAACTTTTTTAGGCTGCTTATTTAGTTTTAATCCTTCATCTAATAAAACATCATTTTCAGGTATATCAACTTTAAATAATTGACCTTTTTCATCTTCATTTTTTACATATTTAAACTCATTAATATTATCTTTTAAATCATTTAAGTACTTTAATTTCTCATCAACAAATTCAGAACCAGATTGATCATCATCATTTTTAATAGCATCAAAAAATTCTTGTTCATCTTTAATTAAGATATCAAGTTCTTTTGCTAATTCTGTTTGAAGAGTGTCTTGGTCTTTAATAGTATTAGTATTAATTAAATTATAAATTTGAGATAAAGTAAGGAATAGATCAGCATCATTTGCTATATCTTCTCCTTTATAAAGTACTTTAACACTATTAGTTAATCTTTTACGATATGCTTCACTAATATCTTTGCTTGCTGCAAAGTATAGACCCCATCCGTGAATCTGGGCTCCTTCACCAGTACCGATTGCACTGGTTTTAAATTCATTGAAGTCAAATGGAGATCCATGCCAAGCATCTTGATATAGAACATCACTATACTTTTCTTCAAATTCCTTTTGAGACATGTTCTGAAAACCAGCAAATCTGGTATTCAGATAGTCTTCTACAGACATGCCAAAAGCATCAGCCAAGATCTTGGCATTATTAATCAGCACTTCTACTACAGCATTTACCTGTTCCTTTTCCAAGCCTGCCTTGCCTAAAGCAGTACTGTACTTGGTCTTAAGGTTTTCTAATGACTTGCTAACTGAAGCATCATCTTCAAATACCGTTTCTGAGCCTTCAGAGCCATTCTGAGAGCCTTCCTGAGTATCCGTGGTAGATTGTTCATCCTGACCTGTTTCTGTCAATTCTGAGCCATTCTGAGGCGATTCTGAGGCATCCTGCTTTTCAGACAGTTCAGCTATTTTAGCCTGAATGTCTTTCCTGACTTCCATCACTTTCTGTATGGCAAGCTTGTTGCCATAGAACTCAGACTTGAGATCATACAGCTGAGCCAAAGAATTGACTACGGTTCTGTCAAGATCTTCCAGTTCATCTATGTCGTTAATGGCAAAGATGTCTGGCCTGTCAGGAAGCTTATTCTCAAATTCATTAGCTCTGTCTTCAAGCTTTTTAGTCTGCTTAGCTATGGCACTGCTGTACTGCTTGTACCTGTCAAGAGTCTTCTGCTCTTCTGGAGAAAGAGACTTCCTAGCTTGAAGCTTGGCTATCTTTTTTTCATAGTCTACAGCTCTAGACTTAAGATCATCTAGATCGCCATTATGGTTAATGTCATAGATGATGCCTCTAGCAAGCTTCTCGTCACTGCGTTCTATCAGCCTAATCTTATAGGCAAGATTATAGAGAGCTTCCTTGTAGGGACCCTTATAGGCTTCTAGTCTATCTCCAAGCTTATCCTTAAACTTCTCCATAGACTGCTTTAATGCCTTAAGGAAATTAATGTCAGAAAGATTACGAAGATTTTCCTTGGAGCATATGTCTATAAGCTTATGGATAATAGTATCTCTGCCTTCTAGAACTCTGTCAGTCTTCTCTGCTCTCTTTAAAAGTTTATCTAACAGTTCAAGAGCTTTTTTGGCATCCTTCAGCTTAGCCTTGTCAGTCTCCATGGAAGAAGCATCATGGAGAGTGTCTCTAAGCATCTTAATTGCCTTTTCTATGGCTCTGACATTTACCTTGGCATCCTGAGCTTTATTAGCATTATAGACTTGAGCAATAAGTTCAGAAATCTTTGTGGGATTCTCTAAGATAGCCTTTACATTTTGATTATAGATAGTCTTAGCTCTAGCATCAGAAACTCTTTCAAGAGTGCCAAGTCTTTCCTTGGTACTCTTCAGCTTAGCCTTTAACTCATTAAGCTTCTTCTCTTCTCTCTTAGTTCTATTCTTCTTAGCTTCAAGCTTAGCAATTCTCTGCTGAAGCTGTTCATGGTGAGCTTCCAGAATATTGGCATTGTTAATGGCATCTACATGAGTGCCGTTAACCATGTTGTCTATCTTGGCTTCATTGCCTTTCTCAGTAGTCTGGGTAGTTTTGACTAGACTACGAATATACTTGCCATTCTGGTAGTGAGTACCTCTCCATTTAGCATGGGAAGCAGCAATTCCTTTAGCAGACTCTCTAGCCTTGATAGCTGCAGATACGCCTTCATAGGCAATGGAATCCTTCTGCTTGTCCAGAGACTTCTGGAAAGCTTTAAGCTGTCCTAGAGACAGGGTATTAACATACTTCTTAAGGTCTACAGCTTCCTTTGGAGACAGCCTCTTCTCACCAGTATTAGGAGTAACATACTGGTGAAAGTAGTCTTCCATAGCTCCTTTTATCTTAGCTGTTTCTCCTTCAGACAATACAGCTTCGCCATCAGTGTCAGCTTCATAGTTGAAGCCTCTTCTAATGCCTCTATGAAGCTCATAACCCATATGATTGATATCATTCTCGTATTCCTGAAGAAGATCTAGCTGCTGCTTAATATCAGCTTTCTGCTTGTCAGACAGGTTCAAGCTGTCAAGCTGTTCAGCCATGTATCTAGCTTCACTAGCTATCTGGTCAGTAGTCTTGAACAGTCCACCTCTAGTGGAATAGTTGAATGCTTCCTTCTTGAAGGATGTACGGAACTGAGCTTTCTCTCCTCTTCTGCTGGAATCCTTTTCATTGCCGTATTGAATAGTGAATTTGTCATCGCTAAGGAAGCCTTTGCTGTCTGTAGTGGCTCCCTTGTTCATGTTGCTGCGAAGACCTTCAGTAATGTCCTGCATCTTCATGACCATAGATTTAACACGGTCAGTCATATGTCTTACTTCAGAATCATAGACATCTGTATTGCCTTCTTCCCTAGCTTGCTTTGCCTTAGCTAAAGAAGAATTGAATCCTTCATTCTTATCATTGATATTCTCTTCAGCTACTTCTTCTAGAAGCTTTCTAGCTTCAGCTTTAGTGCCTCCAAGATTCTGAATAAGATCTTCAAATCTCTGAGCTCTGTTTTCTACATCGTTGGCATTTTCATAGTAGTCACTAGAAACAAGATTACGTCTGGAGAATACTTCATCAGTCTTGCCTTCCTTGTCTCCTACTGCAGCACTGCCATAGACTTCAGCATATCTGGCAAGCTCTTTCTTAAGCTGTTCATTGTTCTCAACTCCAAGACTATCTTGAAGCTGCTTAAGAACATTGTTCAAGTCTTCACTGAGCATTCCATTAGCTGCAGTAGTAGCAACCATATCGGAAATCATGTCATAAAGACTTGTTCTCATATG